AAGCTAGAGAATTAAGAGATACTTATACTAATGAACAAATAGAAGATTTTAAAATAGAATTGAAGAAATTAAGTGATTTGTATTGGAAATAGAAAAGTATACATATATTCAATTTTTCAATTTACACCCCTTTTTTTTCGAGCGGGATGGGGTCTATAAACAGCGAGACCCCCTACCTGCACCAAGTAAAATGGCGTGGAACATCATGCTTTTTAACAAAACGTTCCACGTGGAACATACCTATTTTTTGATACACGTTCCACGATAACCCACCCCCACCAAACAGGTATATAGAGAGAGGGGATGGGGTATATATAAAGAGAAGAAATGGGGTGTGGGGGTATTATATAGATAGAGTAAAGGGGAGGGGAGGGGTATCAAAAATTACAATTATAATAGGTATAGAGCATTATACCCCCACCTCAACACGTCATCCATGAAATCAGAAACCTCCCCCACCCCTTCAACTCTATATATTATAATGGTGTGGGGTCAAAAGTTTTTACCTTTTCGTTTGCACTCTCCCCACCCCAGTAAACTGGTTATACTATTATCATGGCGGGGGTGTGTTAAACTAATTTTAACAACGTTCCACGTGGAACATATCAAAATTTGTATCATGTTCCACGATAACTAAATTTCATACCTTATATATATGGTATAACTAGAATTCATACCCCCACCCCACCAAAAAAAGAAATCATACCTTATATATATAGGTGTAATTGATGGATGGGGGTGGGGTTTTATACCTTATTATATATAGTATAGTAGAAAATGTTCCACGTGGAACATATTATTTTGGGTGTGGAGTGGGGATAATCACATCCCCCTCCTCCCGCTTTACGTTTATAATACCATACATTCCCAACCCCCCCCATCCCAGTTCATCTATCATGCTATAACTTTTAGTTATACCTATTCCACTTAGTCTATAACTAATAGTTATAGTATGGTGGTGTGCGGATGGGTGCGCAACGTCATTGCGTGGCAAATTCGTTCATATATCGATTGTAACGACATTGTAATCCTTCGAGTATATTATATTCCCCTCCCTTCAAATCGTGTCTCTATCGCCTTCTATTGATGTTTTATCTATATATATTGTCACCTCTTTGTTTTGGGTGGGGGTGATCTGTTGTATCACTCTATATTATCCCCCACCCCTCCCCCTTTTTCCTGTTACCTGTATTATACCCCCTTCCCTGTCGCGTGCCTTTTCCCGTTATTTCTGTTAAATTCTTAACATGATGTTATATTCTAGTGTTAAAAGTTAAACTACAATTTATAGTTTTACCCCTGTTTTTCGGGTACAGGTATATATTTTACAATATCTAACTATCATGTATATTATTGAATTATATATAGTTACGATGCATTGTTTACATTTGCTTACACTTTTATCGTTGAATCTCTTGGTTCGTATTGTACTTTTGCGTACTTTTGTGTCAACAAGATGAGGGAAGGAGTTCTTACAACGGTTGAGCTATTAAAGATTGTAACAGGACAACATCTATATAGATGGTAGAACGGTGGACACGGTTACGATCAAGGGCGAAAAGGTTGCCGGGCAAGTGGTATATATAGAGATTGAGACTACCACCCCCCACCCGGGACAACAACGCTAGTAACCCGAGGTTCCCACTTTCTCTACATTGTTCTTTGTTTATTGGAGGTCGTTAAGCGTGAATCAATAGCGATGAGCTATTATATTGACCTGTATAACTTTACTCGTGAGGGTGATAACACGGGGCTAGGTAGTCAAGCCTAGGGCAGACGGTATGATTGATCAGCTATTAGCTAACATACACGTGTCAAAACGATTCTATATAGAATATATATGGATTACGGTACATTTAAATCAGTGGTTAGGGGGTGACGGTGACGGAGCTTTAACGTTACAAACTGCATCCCGTGGCGGGGATGATCCACCCCACCCCCGACCGCTAGAGATCAATTTCCACTATCACGTTTCGAGGGACATGGATGTTTTACCGGGGTTCGATTCCCCCACCCTTGACTATTAACACTTAAATTTAATTACCATGAAAACGAACGAGCAAATTTTTGAAGAGATAAAGACACGAGGTTACATTAGCGAGCAACAAATCAGCTTGTTAAAAAGAAGGGGAAACCACCAGAACGAGGATATATTTGACTATTCCCTGTTGGTCACCAAACAATTTAGCGATGGCATCCCCCTCACCCCCGATCAGAACGAGAAGGGTATAAAATTCCTGAAGAGTCTATCATACACCCCCACGGGGAAAACTAGAAAAAATTGCCCTTTCGGGTATCGTGAGTTAAATATAATTAACACCTCTAGCGAATTCAGGTTCAAGGGGTTCTACGATGCCGGGAGGAGGAATTACGTTTCATTATTACCGTTGTACGAACTGGATGGCATGGAATATTACCATGACGGGGAAGTACATGTAGTTGGATAAATAAATATTGTTACCATGAATCAAAAAGGATGTTTTATAACTTACCTTGAACTAGTTGACAAGGTTAAAGAGGTCGTACGAAGTAACGATTTTATAGTAAGCGATGTAGAAAAATTCAAGAAATCGGACAAACTGTGTTACGTGTGGATAGTTGACGAGGGGGACCCTGTTACCACCGTGTCAAGAGCCATTCAAGTGGGTTACGATATTAAAAATTATAGAGATTAAAAGATGAAAACGAATAATACAATAACGAATGTAGACGGGTTCCCGAACGCCACGATTTACGAGGAAAACGGGGAAATACACGTTGACCTAGGCAACGGGATGGGGGAGGGCATTTACCCCTCCACCGACTGGACGATAGAAGAGGCAATAAACGACCAACTAGAATTATTCAATAACTACTAGAACACGATACCATGAAATACTTGATCACTTCTTTAATAATGTTCACTATCTCGGCGGGGGTGGTGGCAATATCCCCCTCCCCCGTCCATGATGCTAACGATGTTGTAGCCTCCATGCGGGACAACGTGTACGAATCCATAACCCTTAAACTGGGGGACGGTTGCACCGTGGACGAGATAGCACGAGAGTACAACGCTAATAAATCATTCTACGATTCCATGACTGACGATCACGTGAAATATTAATTCTTGATCACAGAATATGAACCTATTTGCCGAAGAAATAGAACAGCAAGCTATTGAGCGCATTCAGAAGTTTGCAAAGATAGCAAAGACTATGGGATTTGAAGTGTGCCTCGGATTCAGTGGGGGCAAGGACAGTCAAGTATGTTACGACCTCTGTAAACGTAGCGGAATTGAGTTTAAAGCATACTATAATGTTGCTTTTGAAAGTAACGTTACAAAGTGTTTTATTCGTGAGTATTATCCCGATGTGATTTGGCGCAGGGATTACAAGTTCGGCTTCATTGAAAACATTTGGAGAAATCACGGAGGCTTGTTGCCGACCGTTCAAATCGCTTATTGCTGTAGTAACTACAAGCATAATCACAACTATATAGATAAATGCTCTATTGTCGGCGTTCGCAAGGCTGAAAGTAGAGCTCGATCAAAACGCACGGCATTTTCGGCTAAGAATAAAACCATACTCAAAAAAAACAAGCACCTTGTAAACGAATACTTTGTAGAAACTTGCCAATCGGTGGGAACGGCAAGTGTTATACAGCTAATGCCCATTGTTGATTGGACGGACGGCGATGTGTGGGACTACATACATAAGTATAATCTCCCTGTCAATCCCGAATACGAACACTCTAGGCGTGTAGGTTGTATCGTGTGCCCGAAAGTTAATTTTACGAGTAACTATATTGGATTGCTCAAATATCCTAAGTTGATTGATGCTTTCATCCTCGCAAGAGAAAAAACAGGAAGGAATGGTAACCCGATTAATTGGTTGATAACTTCCGACAAGAAGGATTACTTCGATGACAAACCCTACTACATCTGTCGTTGGCTAAACCATTCATTCATGCCGTTCACTAAGAAGCAAGAGGAATTTTATCGAAAAGTGAGAGAAAAGTATGATCAATTAAAATCAAACAAAAGTAATAAGAAATGAACATGAATTTAAGACAGGCAAAAAAAAATAATAAACCAAGAGACACCACCTGAAACAGATCCTCGAAATCGAATCTGGCGGTATAGGTACAAAAAGGCTAATGCGTACATCGGTAAATTATACAAGAATAAATTACGAAAACAACGAAAATCTGGGAAAAAGTTCTTGTCTCCCGATGAAATAGATCAGTTGATTACTGATGTAATGCAAGAATTTAAAGAGGAATAATATTCTCATTTAAAACCAAACGAAAATAAGTTATTATGAAAACGTTATATCACGATTTACTCCACCGTTACGGAATGGATGAGTAGAAGAAACAAGTAAATAGCAAGTAACATGGAAAATAAAGAATACACCGCTCGAAAGATTAAATCCGCCTTCAACAAGATAGAGAAGAGCGGGAAGAGAGTAACAACTACCAATATCTGCAAACTACTAGGCCACCCCCACCTCACCGATGACGAGAAACGTCTTGTCGAGATCGAGAGAAAGCAACGGAAATGGAAAGAACAGGCGATAGAAGAAAGGAAGGAACTTGTCCCCGTTGAAATAAAGATAGAAATAAGGTGGGTGAGAAGTAAAACGTGGGGGAACAATCCTAACGGGGTGGCTACCGTGGTAAACGAGAACGGAAACATTAAATACTTCTCGTACAGGTGTAGCGGGTGCGGGTACGACAAGCGCACGGAATGCGTGGCCGGGTTACTGGATCAATGCACGAGGGGATTGATGTGGAGAAGTAAATCCACGATAGGATTTCGGAGACAAAAGGACGTGTTTGTATCGTGGGAGAGATCGGGACTTGAAAGGATATTCGACCAGTTCAAGAAGTGGGGGTACAAGGTTGAACACTCCGACCTGGAAAGGTACGATCTAATTTACATTTACAAGAACAGGAAAAAGAGATGAAACGAAGGTATTACATAACCCCCTCCCGCCTCGATAACATGACCGTGAGGAAGAACGGGAAGGTAACTAGGGTATTGAAGGGAGGGGAGCTGTACACCGGGATAGAGGCTATAAAATACAACATCCTTCACCTCCTATCACCCGTTGACATTGAGATCGAGGACACTTTTACAATGAATGGAAGAAGGTACAAGAAACTAATTTAAAAACATAACATCATGAGACACAAGAAATTATCACAACAAGACATCAAGAATATCCGGGAAAGATTACTGGGACCACTTCACGATAAAATAGAAGACATCAAGAAACAGATCGGTGAAAGGATGGTTAAAATCATTGATAGCGAAACACCGAAAGAATTGTTACCGTTCGTGAAAGAGAATAGTAGTTTCGTGAAAACGACAAGGTATATCTACCTGTGGAATATTGATTACATCGACAAGTACATCACCCTTGACGAGTTCGTGTCCGGGAGCGACACGGTGATAGACAAGGCGTCCATGCAATGCGAGGACATGGTGAACCAAATAAAGAGCGTGAGACAAGACATCAAGCAGATGACGAACAAGATAAATTGCACCCTGAACACGATAGGAACAACAAGAAAACTACAACAAGAATGGCCGGAGGCTTACAACTTGTACCTTGAATCCATTAACATGGAGCCAGAAGAAAAGGAAAACGGGTGTGATCAAGTGGAAAGCCTGCGAGCCGAGCTATCACAACTTAAACCAACCGGGAATGATTGATTACGTCATGTTATTATCGAGATTGATCTCGTGGGGAGGACTCCTGTTCAGTGCCGGGTTCTGGATCGCCTGCGAGAACGAGGGGGAAATGATCCTGGGTTTCATGGGAACCGTGGCGTTTCTCACCCTCACCATTAGACTACACCCCCAACCCTTTTATCGTTTTCTAAGATGGATAGGATTAAGAGACGACAAGTTCGACAAGTGACCCCCGTCATGGAGGCTGACATCATGGCGTTGCTATCCGTTGGCATGGACAAGAAGATAGTCGCCAGCGTGTTCAACGTGTCACTTAGAACGGTTTATAACATACAACAAAAAGATGATGGAAATTAACGTTGACAACCTCATGAAGGAACTACGGCTCGTGGAGGGGAGCCAGAAGATGATAGCCGTGGCCTTGAAAATGGAAGAAGTCCCCCTCCCCGTGATCGAGAAGGTAACAGGATTCGACAAGAAGGCCGTTTACAGGCTCTACAATCAACTATCATCACTAGTCACGACTAAACTATTGAACGATGTGAAAAGAGCCGTTATATACGCCTCTATCAAGTTTAACGTTTACAAGTGTCTCGGGGTGGTGGTTGTCACGATGGAAAATGACATCCCCCCATCCAAGTTCCGGATGTTCCCACCCACCCGCAAGCCGGAAGACATTCGTTCATTCATGGACAAGGGAATGTTCGAGAGGGTGAGACTAGAAGACACGGTGTACGGGAACAAGACTTTCAGTCAATTACTAAGTGAATAAATATGCAAGTAGAACTACCACCACCGATCCTGTTTTCCAACAACGAGGACAGCGAGACGGCAAGAAGATACTCCCTCGTTCGAGATGACAGGTATCACAACCCTTGTTACTTGAGCGTTAACTTCTTGAAAGATAACATGGAATGGGAGATAAAATACGATTCAACACTACGGGTGACCGGGTTCACGTTGAATCAAGTTATTTACAAGATGAATTCTTTGTTAAGAGATAACTGGATAATATGATACACACGATAAGAGGAAACATAACTCAACTTATAGAGTTGCAATCATTGCTGGACGCTCACGGGTACAAGAACACTTCAACCGTCAAGAAAAAATTAACGGTTGGATGCAAGGCGAGATGTATACACGTGAGTATGGACTTGAAAAAATACAGGACAACCACACAACTAGTTCAACCTAGTTTAACCTTCGGGGTGTTCATGGAAACACACGGTAGAAAGCTAAAAAATGACGAGACATTATGTAACGAGATCATGAAAGAAGTGTTTGATTTCGGTTGCCTCATGAAGGGTGACAAGGAGAGGGTGACGAGGTGCATGATAGAATTTCACAAGCGTAAACTGCAAGCTTATGGAGACACAGAAGTTCATAGTAACGAGTAAAAGGAACGATTACCTGTACGCCTACCACACCGAGTACGAGGTGGGAGATGACAACGACCGGGAGATAGCGATGAAGGCTATCGAGAGATGCAAACCACCTCTCCTTGACCTGAGAATAGAGGAGGTCCCGAACCGTCCCAGACGATCCATGCTCGTGTACACGATAGAGTTAAAGTACCCCGAACTCGTGGACTTGTGTTACACGCACAAGATAAAAATGTATTTTGATGTTGATTTTGAATACCCTATAATTGAAATATTATGAAAACAGTTACAATTCCATTCGATTTAGAAATGGCGAAGAAAATCCAGAACGGTGAAGTGGAGGGGAAAATAGTAGATAAGTGCAAAACCGAGTACGAGATAGTCAAGTGGAACGCTATGGGTAATTATCCATTGGTAGGCGTTTTTGGGTGGAGCATTAGTTGGTATATCGATAGTTATGATTATCATTAGTCATGAACCCACGGTCATAGATTACATGAGGGGGAGGGTGGACGTGAACATACAGGAAACGTACGTTGATTCCGTCCTCGTCAAGAGAGACACTATAATAACTTACAAGAAATAAATACCACTATCATGGCCGTGATCGAATTAAACAAGATAGCCGAGTACGCTTGGAGTAAAGACTACCTGTTACTCAAGAAGTTACTTGACGATGGATGGGTAGGGATCATCGCCAGGACCCATTTCAGCGTTGATTTATCGTACAAGTCCTTGTTGCGTGGATGGTACGAGTACAGGGTGGGGGGGATGCCGATAACGGCGAGTAATCTCGAACTGGCAAACCCCTCCCTCACGATAGATGAAAACTTCGTAAATATATGCGAGGAAAATAAAGTTGAATTTTTAATACCGGATAACTATATAAAAAAAGACGAATCATGTTAGACATCAAAATTTTCAAGAACGTACCATCCGAACTGTACGTTGGTATATACGGCAACGGGATGGTAAGCATATACAAGGAGACGATGGATTACTTCTCCAAGTATGACGGTATCACCATAGGCATGGGGAATGACGAAAGGTTATATTTCAAGTTCACGAAAAACGATAACGAATCGTTCAAGATAAAACGGAGCAAGGCAGGATCGGCTTACGTGAATGCTTCAAAGATGTTCACGATGAACGATATAGACAAGAAAGAGCGGGTGGGGAGGTACCGGCTAGAACCCGTGAAAGGTATCGAGTACTACAAGGGATTCTACGCCCTTGAATGGGTATCCGATCCCACCCTAAAGAAGAAAGACACCAAGGATTTCGAGGAAGAAGTTGAAAAAGCGGTGGGGGAGGATGAAAAAGATTTGCAACGGAAGTTGGAATTTAAAGATTAAGTTGTATATTTGCATCGTTACTACGCAAATCCCCAAGAGAGTAACAATGGCATAAGAAACTTTTTCCTACTAACCATATAGTAGAAAACCCCGGTACTTGATTAGGGATTTGCTCAAGGCCGGGTTTTTTAATGCCCGGCAAGGAGGGAAGTAGCGAGGGTTATTTTGGAACCACCCCTCCCCCGGGCAATCACTCTTGATCACTCAAGCCGGCCCAAAAGTTCCAACTGACGGTGATGATCCTAGGGAAATCCAGGCAATGCCGGACGACGACAACCTGGTCACTGCATGGTCGAGAGACTATTATACTAACCTCCCTTTCACGGTAGGGTCGGGATCAAGCCACGATGATCTTTAGTGATAAGATTCATCATAACCATGCTGGTACTCGTTCTTCCCTTCCTGCATCTCCTCCTACCATCTATACTATTATAGTTATGGTAGTACTAAACTATATATAGTATATACAATATAACTATTATAGTATATATAGTTAGAGGTCATGTTAAGGTTCTAGGGGTTGGTGGGGGTATATGCACGGTAAAGAATCGGTGTGTTCTTTGAGGTTGTAAATAAAAGTATTAACTTTGAGTGAAAGTTAACTCATTATTCATTTTTGTATTGTTTGACTAGCATTGTCGTGAGACACCTAGAGGATGAGCCGGAGGCAAGGGACGTTATTCTGTAATCTGTATCCTAACAATGTTTATAACTCTTTTAGTTCAACGTCCCTCCCCCGTTCGTTCGGGGGTCATCCACTCCTTTAAGTAGGACGCATGGTATCAAATTTTGAGTGTTGAGGGGAGGGGTGACATCCTCCCCTTTTTATGAAATTTCATTCTTGCAAAATAGGTTGATTCCCCGCCCCTGTAACATATCTTTTGAAGTTCATGTTGTAAGCAGCAGGGGTGGGGATATTTAAATTATGAATTTTTAACTGCGCCGTGTCGGCAAGTAGAAATACCCCGGGGCTTTGCGTTTAGGCTTGAACAGCACGTAGCGCAGTTTTAAATATACTCGGTTGTCTACACGTAGGTTTTACTATTCTCATAGTATGTATCTGTTAGCAGCGTGTATGACAACCGATTTTAAATGATAAAAGTTTGATAAAACGATAAAATGATTTATATTGAGTGCCGTAAAAACCCACAGGTCTTTAGCCTGTTGGATGTAAGGCACTATCCCTGGTTTCTAATATATTCTATAACTGTATTTGGATTAGCCTCGCCTATTGAGCAGACGAAATATCCGTCTGACCATAAGGTTTTCTCTTTCCAAAAGTATTTTCTCAACATACTGTCATATAAGCGCCACGAAAAGACTGTACTCTCCTGCTTTAGCTTCCTTACTATTGATGTTACGGATAGTTTTGGCGGATAGCTGATAAGAAAGTGTATGTGATCTTTGTCGGTTTCCATGATGTCTATATCGAAGTCTGAATTGTCAGCTATTGACTGAAATATGGCTTTAATGTTGTCATCAAACTCACCTTTGAGTATCTTTCTCCTGTATTTGATACAGAAGATAAGATGGCACTTTAGGTAATACTTGTGTCTGTTCTCGTGATTATAATTTTATTTCATGCCACAAATATACATAAACTTTTGGCTGTTTACAAAATAATTGCTATCTTTGTAAGCGAAATGAGAAAGATTAATCGAACATACAAGTTCAGACTGTACCCGACTAAGGTGCAAGCCGATTTGCTGGCAAGACATTTCGGCTGCGCTCGGTTTGTGTACAACTACTTTCTCAATCAGCGTAAGGAACAATATAGGCTCACTGGTAAAAGCGATAATTATTACGCACAAGCCAAGACTCTTACCGCATTGAAGAAGCAAGAAGCAACCGCATGGCTTAAAGAAGTAAATTCCCAAACTTTGCAGTTCGCTATCCGCAGTCTTGAAGTAGCCTATACCAATTTCTTTCAGAAGCGGGCGAAGTTTCCTAACTTCAAATCTAAGCACTCTAAGAATAGTTTTACCGTTCCACAATTTGCATCTGTCGCAGGTGGCAGGCTTTTCATACCCAAGTTCAAGGAGGGTATCAAGTGTCATGTACACCGTGAGATAAAAGGCAAAATCGGTAAGGTAACTATTTCCAAGACACCAAGCGGAAAGTATTTCGTTTCTGTATTTACAGAAGAAGAATACGTAACTCCACTTAAAAAGACTGACAAGTCGGTTGGCGTGGATATGGGCTTGAAGGACTTGCTTATCACTTCCGAGGGAGAAACTTTTAAGAATAACCGATACACAAGAAGATACGAGCGCAAACTTGCTAAAGCACAGCGACATCTTTCCCGTAAGAAGAAAGGCAGCAGAGGGTTTGAAAACCAAAGGCTCAAAGTTGCCAAACTTCACGAAAAGATTGCCAATTGCCGTGCAGACTATCTTCATAAGTGCTCCATCTCTCTTGTTAGAAGATACGATACCATCTGCGTCGAGGATTTGAATGTAAAGGGTATGGAGAGAAATCATCACCTTGCCAAATCCATTACTGATGCAAGCTGGGGCAGTTTCGTTTCCATGCTTACCTACAAGGCAGAATGGAACGGCAAAAAGGTTGTGAAAATAGACCGATACTTCCCATCCTCGCAGACTTGTAATGTCTGTGGATATGTCAACAAACAGACTAAAGACTTTTCTGTCCGTGAGTGGGAGTGTCCTGTTTGTCATACTCATCATAACCGTGATGTTAATGCTGCTATCAATATTCTTCGTTTCGGATTAAACCATATATCGGCAGGAACTGTCGATTACACGGGTGGAGAGGGAGTAAGAACCAATCTTTTGAAAGGCCGTTCCTCTGCGAAACCCGAAGCCCATGAGTCTTTAGCTCGTGGGTAGTTCACTTTAAAATTATGCAAGATGGGAAATTTGACTGTTTTCAATTACAATGGAAATGAAATCGCTTTCAAGGAAGGCGATAATATGATGATCAATGCCACACAGATGGCAAAACCGTTTAATAAACGACCTAACGATTACCTTAGCTTATCATCTACTAATGAGTTAATTAACGCAATTACCAGAAAAAATGGTAATTGTGATAATCAAGTAGTTACGACTTTACCGGGTAGCCCGGAAAATGGAGGGGGAACATGGATGAACAGGATACTGGCTCTTGACTTCGCTCAATGGTTAAGTGTCGATTTGAAATTGTGGTGTACGGAAAGGATAGACGAGTTGATGAGATACGGGATGACTGCCACCCAACCCACCATAGACGCCATGATAGATAACCCGGACCTGTTGATAAAGCTGGCAACACAACTCAAGGAAGAGAGAGCCAATGCTGAAAGGTTGCGTGTTATATCGGAACTGCAAGAGAAGGAGATAAAAGAGGCCGCCCCCAAGGTAGAGTATTTCGACAAGGCGATGTCATCCAAAAGCTCGTACACCACCACCCAGATGGCGCAGGAGTTCGGTCTATCCGCCAAGACCCTGAACGCTAGACTGGCGAAGATGGGCGTTCAATACAGGCAGGGAGGGGCGTGGATACTGTACGCCAAGTACCAAGGAAACGGGTACACTCACACCGTGTCCGTCCCGTACATGATGGCTAACGGGGAACAGGGGACACAAATACAGACCCGGTGGACGGAGAAAGGTCGCAAGTTCCTCCATGACCTCATGGACGGGAAGTGAAAAATTCGTACATTTACACAAGTTTAAACTTCTAAAATAATGATCATGAGAAAATTAATGTTCCGGGTGTGGGACTTGTCAACGAGTACCCTCCTACCCACCTCCGACGGGATAATGTTCTGGAACGTAAGCAACAAGAAATTCGGGGTAACCAACTTCTTGATGGACCAGAGATACCTCGTTACCGTGCTGTGCCTTAGAAACGGCAACACGGACATCTACGGCCTTGACGTGGTTAAGGTGTGGCCCAAGGATTACATCTCCATCAAGGAGGCGAAAGAGAGTAACGCCCCGATCCAAACCGTGCTGTGCGACCTTGACGGGTTCGTGACGGTAGAGGGAGAGAAGATACACGTTACCGAGTTACACCATCATTACAACTTCTCCGGGGAGGGGTTCGCCGCTTACTCCGACACGTACAAGGAGATGTTCTGGGATCAACTGTCGTGGTATGGCATTCATTAAAGTCCCGCTGATCGAGGAGAAACTAGACATTAACGTGAGGGTTTACAATCTAACCCTCACTTCTTTTCTAGCCGAGATCATGGAAAACTACATCGTGGAACTGGAAGATCACGTCAAGAAAAGCGGCCTTCACGTGAAGAAAAACAAGTTCCATTGTAACGAGTTAAAGAGAAACATACGGATGTGGATAAACCACAGGTACATGGAGGTGGGGAGGGAGTACAGGGATTTCCTGACCACCCAGCTAGATGACCTGTACGATGACATGAGACACGATTACACGGTGTTCTTCTACTCCGTCAAGAGGTTCTTCGACAAGAGAATAGACGACTCGAACGAGACAACCACTCTCGCCCTCCTCGTGCTGATCATCAGCATGGCCTCCTACTTCCAGATCAAGGAAGAGGACTTCAGCAAGTACGTGAGCGAGCAATTCGAGTGTCACTACGTCATGAAAAGTAACTACATATCGAACATAGCGAGACACGCCACCATGTTTCTTAATTCTTTCAAGCACGATAACGTGGAACTAGTGTTCGAGAAAGAGCCTGATATTCAGGCAGCATGGGACATTCTTGACTACAAGTTGTTTCATGTAAAGATAAATCTAGTAGATGACATCAAGTAGTTTATAGTATTTATCTATATCATTCCACCTGTAAAATAAAGTACGTATATTTGTATTATAATTAAACTAAATGGAAAACATGATAACTATATTCATTGTAATAGCCATTGCCTTGCTGGTATTCCTGTTCTTCGTGTTAAGGAGCGCTTACAGGAACTCTCACGTCCCGGTGGGGAGCGTGCTGAAACGCAAGGGCATACTCTTCAAGGTAAAGAGGTACAACAAGTCGGATCATATCGACAAGTGCTTGAGATGTGACATGAGGTTCTTCCCCTCCATCTCCGGTTATAACGATCATTGCTGCGTCAAGGTCCCGTTCTGCAACGCTAGCGAGAGACGTGACAAAACTGACGTGTATTACGAGCTAGTGGGCAAGAACGGTGGTTTCTTTAACAAGGAGGAAGAGTGACATGGAACAGTTGATAATGACGCCTAGGCTCTTCAAGGAGTTCGGTATACACGTTTGCGATGACCAGATCATAAGCACGCATCGTGCCTGTCCCAAGAAGATAAGGGGATTGCTTGACAAGACCATAGTCCTGCACGATAACGGGGAGGTGATGGCCATGAAGGATTATTTCAAGTCCATCATAACGGGTGATGGCAGCCAGTGCAGGATGAAACGACTATCTAACGGGGACAAGTCAACGAACGAGATACGAATACTGGAGAGGGGAAGGTTCTGGAAATCCGTGTTATTCAGGGGAGGGACGATAGTTAACGACGTGAACTCCAACATGCCCTTAATATCTTACGTGAACGATTTCAACGGGATAAAGGTATGGTTCGAGGACACTCTTGACGTTTTCCCGTGTAACTACAAGGGGATACTGTCCTCCCTGATCCTGTACCTGACAAGTAACGTTGATAGCACGTACTTCTCCCCCTCCTTCCCGGACAAGTGTTCAGAATCTTGCTGGGGAGACCCGAGGTTCGTGAACAAGGTGAGGGGATTGATGCACCATCATATCATCCGCTCGTTCAAGTTAAACCACCAGACTAGGAAGTATAACGAGTGGAGACATCCAGAGTTATTCTACAACGGGTGGAACGCCGCCATGAAGGACCCGCAAGTGTTCTACATCGTGGCCGATCTTAGACCTGACAAGGAAGGCATAGTTAACACTAGGGATTACAGGTTCGATTGCACGGCGGAGAGACTGGGATTGTGTCAAGACATGGCGAGAGAAGCGGCCATAGTTTACAACACGCTGGTCTTGCAGGGGTGGGACCAGATTTCTCCCAACGAGACGTCTTGCGAGAACTGTCCTTTCAAGTGCAAGATAGCCAATGAAACAAAAAGAATATAAGAGACCGGGGGTGAGGAAGCCCGAATCGCCACGATCGGTGTCAACTTACAGCAAGTATCATCACACGATAGACCGGGAGATAGATAACGACAACATCTGGTACATCGAGATTAACGGGAAGAAGGAACGAAGGGTACCCGTCACCCTGTCGTCGTGGGAAGAGATGAAGTTCAAGGCGAAAGAAGACTTGCACGCCGAGGTTATATTGAAGTTTGTCGGGAAATCTGGAAGGCACGTTGAACGTTTTAAAGATTAAGCAAATGGGTAAAAGAGGTTTAAAATTAAGGGTAGACAAGAAAACACGCAACAAGAGGTACACGGCAATGGCGTACCTCAGAAGACACGGGTACGCTGCCAAGGGCAGGGACGTGTTACTGAAAGAGGGTTCCCCCTCCCCGAAAGAACACGAGTATCTTGTATTCCTCATGGAACAAGGGTATTGCATATCGCACGGGGAGATAAGCTAATGGAAGAGTTCGTTAGCGTTGAAGACGTCAAGAGGGTGTTCAAGGCGTTTTGTAGCAAGGAGATAAGCGGGTGCGGCTCCGAGGAACAAGAGTGCGAGGACTGCATCTTCTACAAGAAATACGTCGAACTTTTAAAAGAGAAGTCATGACGGAAGATTTACAAGAGTTAATTGACAAGCTAACATTCGGTTATTAACATGGAACAGAAGAAATCAAAAGTGACCAGTGTCGTTCAAGGACAAGACTGGGTAGGTAAACAAGGTGTTTTCCACACGTGGACCGTCCGTTTCGAGAACGGTGACGTTGGGGGTAACATGACGAAACAAGGTAACAACTGCGCCTTCAAGGTGGGCGAGACGGTTGACTACACGATAGAACCGGGGAACAGGCCGGACAGCTTCAAGGTGAAGATCGTCCCGGCAGCACCTTCATCCTTCAGTGGTGGAGGTGGGGGCGGGAAAGGAAAGGTTAACGAGGCTGGTATCAACGCCAACGTTGCATTGAACAACGCCACCCTGTTATTCTGCAAGCTGTGCGACACGCTTGGACAGGAATGGTTAAAAGCGGCGAAAGATCAACCGGAAAGGATCGTCATGATGTACGCTAGAGAGTTTTCAAACTTGTTGAACGAGTTAAGTGGATTGAAATAACATGATAAAAGAACTAGACGACAGGATAGAATTACTGTACAAGGACGTGATGAAGCACCCGAAGGGGAACTTCAAGATACTGTTCGATGACTTCAAGCAAGACGTGGGAGACATAATGTACGGCGAGAACGAGAAACAACCATCCATGTACGACAAGATGATGGACTTGCTCAACGCTTGTTGCCGTGCCTTCGGGGCTACAACGATGGAAGCGATGGCGGGGGGAAGGGCCGAGTTGCCCGTCCTGCGTGCCGTGACAGCGTTCATAAAGCTAGCCGATGACTCGTACGATAACAGGCACATGACCTGCAAGATTCTGGGCAGGACTAGACAATACTACTACCACTCGATTGCCAAGTTCGAATCGCTCATGTTAACCGACAAGACTTTTCGTGAAACCTATAACAAGTTGAGCCATGATTTCGGAAGAGACGAGGAAACTGATTGAGGAAAACGGGGAACTGGTGGAGAAGAACCTCAGGAGGTGGATCGCCGGGTGCAAGAAGAGAATGGTAGCGTTCACTATCCCGACTGACGAGGAAATAATCCAGTATTTCAACGACAGGGGAAAGGTATGCACGTCACAGACCGTGAAGAAAATAAGGACCACGTACGAGGGCAAGGTGGAGGGGAAGTGGATAGATTCTAACGGCAAAGAGGTCAAGAACTGGAAGGGTAAGCTCGACAAGGTATGGATTCCATACTACCCGTCATTGAACAACATTTACGAGAGGTTTTAATCATGGACAGGGAATTGATCGCTAGAGGCTATTCTTACAATCATGGAGCCATTTTCAAGAAGAGGATATACATTTCTATACCCGAGAGCGAAAAGTGGCTTAAAAACGCTTACTCGCACTTTATAGGAGGTTCTTTCAAGTGGATACCCGAGTATGACGAGATTGCCGGATGGTTGTCTGACAACGAGGGGAGGGGATTATTCCTGTACGGGACTTACGGGAGGGGGAAAACGGTGTTCATTCGTGATATATTCCCCCTCCTCGCCGAGAGACACGGGAAGGTTGCATCTTACTACACGATGACCTCGATAGGAGATAACCTTGATGACGTGTTGAAGAAGAAGATCGTGTGCCTCGATGACGTGGGGATGGAATCCAAGATCATGACTTACGGCAACGAGAGGCACGCTTTTCCCGAACTCATGGACAGGGCGGAACAGAACGGGAACCTAGTTCTCGTGTCCACCAACCTTAACGCGAGGGGGATAATCGACAGGTACGGGGAAAGGACGCTAGAGAGGATCAAGTCGTGCTGCAAGAGGGTAATGTTCACGGGTCAATCTTTCAGGCAATGACGAGCGAGGAACTTGCAAGTAAAATGGACAGGTTGCAGGAATCGATAGACCTGAATAACAGCCTGATGACAGAATTCAACAACAGGCTTGCATCCATACAAGAATCCGTCTCCAACAAGAGGGGGAGGATGGACGCCAAGGAGATAATAAACAATATCATAGGGGACCTCATGGTCCTGTTAATCACAAAACAGCAATAATATGGAAAAAGAAAAGGAAATAGCTAAAAAATTAAAAGAGTTACAGGAACTGGTAGGTGAACTGAAAGAGATGGGGGTGGGGTATTTACTCGTGACGTCTTTCGAGAAGAGTGTTGATGACGAGGGATTCCAAGAATTAAGATCGTCCGTGTTCTCGGATTTCAAGCTGGGAGACATGGCCCCCGCCATAGCATCTTATTTCTCGGAGAATCCTAACATCCTCCCGGTTATCGTTCGAATACTGGCAAGCGGGTTCTCTCAAGAAACGCTGGTAGAAAAGGCGAAAAAAGCGGGGGAGGAACTGGCAAGAAAAAAGAAGGAGTGGAATTAACCACTCCTTTTCTCGCTTAACTGACCCATTCACAAACCATATCTCTAAGTCTTACCACTACCGCCTGACAGGTGTAAAAATTGCATTCGTCATCGAGTAGTTCTATTAAATACATGATCTTGTCCATAGGTCTTGTTTTTTTAAATCATCTCTTCCCAGTCAATATACTTGCCCGTTCTTTTCAAGTCGGCAAGATACCGTGAAAAAGCTATCCCATCGTAACCGTCCGGGTCGTCAATGTACTTTTTCACGTACATCGCTATATCGAACTCGTTACGCAACGGCTCGGGAAAGAAATCGGCGTAAGCCATGTTGGCCACGAAACAACAATCGTACTCGCTCGCCTTCTTTACCGTCACCCCGTTCCTTTTCAGAAGTTCCTTGACTTCCTCCTTGGAATACCTATGCTTTGAACCGTCAGCGTTCTCCATGCAGCTAACAGCTAGCTCGCATAACTTCTTGGAGAAGTGAGGACCATGTTCGTCAAGGTAATCCTCGAACGTCTTGCTACTGAAATAATAACGATCCCTTCCCATCACATTCTCCGTCTTCTTCTACCACGACGCATTTCAGGCTCGTCATCGTAACGATCGTACCTGTCATAACGGTTCTCGGGGCGGGTGAAGTCATCTTCATCCTCCATCATTCTCTTGCGCTTGCGTCTTCTCTCCCTCTCCATTTCCTCTTCTTCCTCTTCACGTTCGCGTCTTCTTCTCTCCCGTTCACGACGTTCGTATTCCTCGTCATCATCGTCATCATCGTCGTAATCATCTTCCTCGTATCGATCACGTCTGTTGCGACGTCTCTCTCTTTCTTCTTCCTCCATCATCTGGCGTTTACGGTCCTCTCTCTGGCGTCTCCGGTACTCTTCTTCCTGAATATCCTTGTTGTAACCGTCTCTGTTGAAACCAATTATTCTTACCATGTCTATTCTTTTTTATTCAATCCAAGTATCAACTCTTTCAAGCCCTCTATACTGTCATTAATGCCACTTACCGATTTTTCAAGGTTGGCGATCTTCTCGTCACGACTCTTGTCAACGGCAAGGACGGGGTTCAAATCCTTGACTATTTGCTCGCAATCTTCCAGTATGGACTTGTGCTTGTCCACGCTATTCAGAATGTCGTTACTATTTCTCATGATGGCGTTGATCTCGTTAAGGATCGGGTCCCTGTCACACGATATGGTAATGTCATTTCTAACTTCTACCGTCATGTTCTCCCTCACCACGAACGTTGAACTAACTCCATCAACGGAAACTTCCAAGTCAACTATCTTGTCCTGCGGTTGCTGGTAAGATAATTGTCCCGGCTGTAACGGTTGGAACCTAGGGTTGGCGATACTCACCACCGTCCCCATCTTGTGTCTAATTTTCTCTCCCTTGTACAGGATATAGACTTGATACGATTTCTGTAAATCCTTGAATTGCATTGTTTCTAAATTTAATGTTCAATCACTCTCCACTGTTACTAGCGGCAGCCGTTGGCGGTACTATGTGGTTAATAGTCTGGAACGTGCCGTTACACTTGTCGTAAAAGATCAAGTAGCGATTCCCTTGCGTTATCTCGCTAGATAACATCTGGTCTCCTGAACCGTTTATTAACGGCGTCTTGGATGACGTGGTTGTCGTGCTATTAGCGGGAGTAGTGGCAATCGAAACCGGGTATCCTTCCGATCCAGCCGCCGGGGAATGAGCTATATTCAATAACAGTATCCCTGTCTTGGGGAGGGAGCGAAACTGACACGGACTAATGTTATAAATAACCTCGCTGTTAGTAGCGTCGGTTGTCACGGCGACACTTCTTATCGCCGGAATTCCTCCTTGATCCAGTCTCTGTACTGGTCTTCTAAAATAAGGTCCGTAATAATAATTCATCGGGTACATAATTTATTTTAAATTAATTGTTACATTTGCACCGGGATAGACAAGAGTAATTAACTTGTTGATAAGGAGTTTTCTGGCCTCCTTCCCATTCTTTTTTTTTACTGCCAGTGTCACTTTAAAAACAGATAAAATGACTAATGAAGAGTTTTTAAAAAGTATCACCTTGGAAGGTGAAATGTGGAAGGATGTAGCCGGTTATGAAGGTTGCTACATGGTGTCCAATTTTGGAAGAGTCATGTCGTTGGGGAGGGAAGTTCCTAACAGCGATAAAAGCAATAGAATCATTCGTCCGTCTATAATGTCTTTGAATATTAAAAATGCAAAGAGAAAATCATCTATATACCAAACATATACTGCACATTTGTGCAAGAATCGTATCAGGAAGGCTATTACCGTACACAGGTTAGTTGCCTGTGCTTTCATAGAAAATCCCAACAATTACCCCTCCATAGACCACATAGATGGTAACCCTATGAACAACCATGTTTCAAATCTAAGATGGTGTACGAACACGATAAATATGAATAACCCTATCACTAGGAGTAGAATAAGTTTATCTAAAAAAGGTAAATATAACACTCCAAAGAGTATGCCAGTAGTTCAAATCATGAATGGAGAGCTGATTAACACGTTCCCATCCATAATGGAGGCAACTAGACATGGATTCACACATAGTTCTGTACTACAATGTTGTAGAGGAAAATTACACCATCATAAAGGATTCGAATGGATGTTCTTATCCGATTACAAAAATCTTATCAACAAGTCAAAGAACTCTAGTTTAACCGATCATGATTAGCAACCGCAACCACAACCATCATTTGCATACCCAACACCATAAGGGTTATATCCGTAAGGCATGTTAGGCGGACAGGTCAGGTACGCAGGCACAGGGCATGGAGTTTTTAACTGACCAACCAAGTTCTGAGTCTGTTGTTGCAATAACGCAGACGTTTCAAGAGCGGTTTTCTCTTGTTGTAACGTGTTTATACGATTTTGCATCTCTCTCATTTCCAACTGACAGAATTTATCTTGGATCAAAGAAGTTTGGCTATCTATCTTAGCACCAAGCATTTGGAAATTATCACGCTCTGCATTGTTCAAAGCGATGAAGTTTTGGTTCATCGTGTTCTGCAACGTGTTCGTCTGGTTCACGGTCGCTAGCTGGCTCTCGTAACCTTGACGCTCGATAGCGGTACGAACATCGCAGCAACATGAGGCGATCTGGTTTGCAAGCGTGCAGTTCCCGGCTTGGATAGCGTTGATAACCTGTTGACCGCTCATACCAACTTGGTTACCCACGTTGCACAAGCTCATGTTCAAGGTGTTGATACCGTCTTGGATTTGCCCGGTAGTACATCCTAGTTGCGTTGACAACTGGCTGATAGCGTTCCCGTTACCTTGGATAGCTGACATCAACAGTTCACGAGTGGAGTCGTTGTTCAGGATGTTTAATCCCTCTCCCCCGCCATTACCACGGTTTCCGAAGAATCCACCGTTATTATTTCCACCCCATCCCATCAAGATAAACAGTAACAAGATGGCGAAGAAGTCGTTGCCGAACCCGTCACGACCGTTACCGTCACGGTTGCCAAGCATGGCCAAGATACTGGGGTCAATACCCTTGTTGTTGTTCATTAACGCCGGTAAAATGGCGGTAAGATCGGCACGCCCACCGGTAGAAGGTTCGCCGAACATGAAAATCTTTTCACTTCCCATAAAAATGAGTTTTTTTTGGTTAAACGAATATTTTATCTCGATAAAGTTACGGGAAGGTAGATCGGGGTTCAATTACTTTGCATAATAAACGAAAGCACCTGACTATCAAGTAATCAGGTGCAACAAATTAACAATTTATAATATATATCCCTATTTCTCGTTTATAAATTCTTCGATTTTATTAAAGTACTGGTCAATGTATTTCCTCTTGTCTAGATTTTCCTCGAACAAATCTCTAGGAATGGAACCTTCAAGGGATGACAGGTATTCCATGCAGGTGTGCATCACGTCAATCGTGGCGGTGGGGGAGATGTTGTAGAATCGTTTGAGTATTCTTTTCATCTTCCTGTCGTTCAACTTGTTATTTTCCTTGATTCTTATGAACATGGAATTATACATGTTGTACGTCGTCTCTTCCTCCCCCTCCTTTTTCGGTTGTACCAGTGAACTCTTGGCCCTTCGGTACATCATTAACCTTGAGAACAGGGTGGTGAAGTCGTACACCTTGATCACCCTGTTAAGAAACTCCGGTGTCCTTACCCTTTGTTTCATGTTCCTTACTATCTCATTTCTGAAATCCACCATAACTTACCACGTTTTCATATCTAACTTCTTGTTTCTCTCTCTTGAACCACAGGGTGGGAGGGGTGTCAGTCTTGGATGGCTCGACAGCCACTAGTTCCGACCCCGCTTCTCCTATCATATCTAGCTCTCTGTAACCAACCTCATGATATATCCTCTTGTATTCAAATTTTTTCATATCTCTCTATTGGGAAATCCCACAATGATAACTTGCCGGAACATGGTATTGGTTTCACAAATTGTACCGGGTTAGCAAGTACCCAGTTGTACACGGTACGCTTTGGTCTACACGGGTAGAGGGGGGCAACATCCAAGAAGTCTTCATCATGTTCTGCCCACACCGAATCGTGGTTTACAACACAATCGACAAGATCAACCCTCCCGATGATAGCTCCCACGTGAGTCAATTGCTCTCTCACCACTTCATCGTACTCTTCTCCTACCGCATCCAACTGTTCTTTATTAAGAAACCCTTTCAGGTTGCCACCGTATATCGTCTTGGAGGCGTGAATCAATAACGGACCACGATAATCCGTTCTCCACGTCCGGTTCTCGATGTCTTTAATCCCGTGAACTATCAACGATGCCCACGGCTGTTTGATTGTCAGTGCTTTCATTTTGATTGATTTTAAATTGATTCATGTATTCTTTAGCTTTAACAACTGCAAGTCTAATAGCTTGTGAATTGTTATGATGAAACATATCACAAAATATAGATACATACTCGTGTATCTTATCTCTAAGCATTAACTGGTGTTCATTTGCATTTTCCCAATTCTTAACTCCGCACTCTGTTTTTATGTATTCTGCGGCTTTAGCCATGTCTTTTGCAAATGACGTTTTACATGTTGTGTTATTATATAACGCTCCACACATTATTTTGTACGAGTCTCCACTCATATCTCTATATTTTAGAAGAGAATCAAAAAGCCAGTCATATACTTCTACTTTCAACTTGGGATTTATACACAAAGCTATATCCAAGAATATATATGGATGAACCCATGTATCTTTCCCCCTCCCCCTTCCGCTAATAATTACTGTCCCGAACTTCTCTTCTAGCTCTTTAATAAATTCTTTAGTTGAATCTTTATTCTTGTACTGATTAAATTCAAAGCCTTTCATTCCATTTGCATTTCTCCACTTGTTACCAGCCTTAATCAAATCAGTAGAAGAGAAAAAAGTACTCTTGTGTTTTTGTTTGATGTCACATCCAAACAATTCTCTTTTCATTATTACTTCTGTCTTCATATTATAAAAGCATTATATTTTCTGCAAATATAAAAACTCTTTTTTAAAAAGGGACTTTTTTTGATAGAAAAAATGCTATGCTTTTAAAATTATTTTCTCATAAGTTTTTATGTGCAGATATTTTCATGATTAGTAACTAACTTTGTAACAATAGATTATAAAACCATGTTAACGAGAAGTTATCGTAACTAATTGATAATCAGTAAAAGCTAAAATTAGTTAAAATAGTGTGGTATACTTCATTTCACAGTATACCCTGAAACGGGGTACACCTCCCCTTACCACCAGTAATGTCAGGTACCTCGCGAAACACGAGGCACCTCCCCTCAGTAATCCTGAGGTCAGGTACCTAACGTCGGTTATCCCGACGGCAGGTCGTGGTCGGAATTCCGACCTCGCCTGATAATCAGCCGATATTCACATTCTACATGTCGGGAAATAAAAAAGATACCCACCCTTGGAGGGGGTGGGCATACTTGATAACTACCAATATAAAGCTAACTATCCACTCAAACTTTCTTGTGTTTGATTTTAACCATGTCAATGTAGCGATAAAGCCTTTCTTTCGTTGGCTTGAGTCCACATCTTGATATTTTACTGTTAAACGCACTGTCAGTCTTACCAGTGATCTTCTTCGCTTGCTCATAATTTACTTTAACGTTGAGGTATGGTTTAAGTACCTCGGTCATTGCATCTATATCATCCTCCGTGATGTTGTCACAATAACCATTATCAATCATGTCGGCGAAGTGCCTGAACAATCTACTTAGATTAGTCAATTTTACAACAGCCATGTTTGAAATATAAAATGATTGAAGTTACGGCTGATACTACAACAGATACCGAAGCAATACTCAATAATGTCCAGAACTCAATCGTGTAATTTGATAATACATCAATTAATTGTACGCCACATTGTATTAGTAAGTTGGTTATTAATACCCTGTGCCATGAACAAAATCTAAATTGTTTCGACAAATGCCATAGCATAATGTCCACGTAAACGGAATGTCCTAAAACATAATCAAAAGACACCACCTCCACATCCATGAGTGATAGCGTAAGAACTATCGCTACATACATGTTTAACAGGATCGGGGCCAATTTTATAAGTCTAACCGTAGATTTCATTTCTTCTTGCTACTTCTTCTAGGTTTGCCATCCCATGTAATCTTTCTTGATGCAGTTGCTGGCCTCATTATGGGTCTGCGAACTGATGTCGTTTTAGTGTTCCTAGCCATACGCTTTTATTTACGTCATAAATATACAAAATGTTTCTCTCTTAAAAAGCTAATCCGCTACTTTTAAACGCTTTCCTAGTGTTACTCTCACGTTCCTTGTTAGCCTCCTGCCGGCGCTTGTAATTGGCACCGTCCTTGAGTATGGTTCTAAGGTTGGCCGTGAACACGTTCGGCACGATGAAAGTCATCAGCTCGAAGAACGCCCCGCACGCCCGGAGGAACTCTTCTTCCGAGTCCGTTAGAGGCTCGTTATGTTCCGCACGATCGTATATCTTCCATGCCATGCTGGCGTTATCACCGATGGCGTTCATGAATATACCGATAGCCGGTAACACTTCCTCGAACAACTCTCCTAGCTTGATGTTATACGGGTTCTGCGGTCTGGCGTAAGTAGCCCACCCGGCGATCTTGGTTATGCCCTCGAACGTCTCTTCATCTATGGCCCCTATCTGTTCTGCAAACTTGACACCACCCAGTATGAACGATGCCGCCATGTCAGCGACTGTACCGTACCTCCCTAGGAATATACCAGCTAGACCGATGGCACCACTCTTCAACGTTCTCTCCTGCATGACATCCCATACCGAATCGTCATCGTCCCCACCGAAAGCGAGGGAGGCGAGGTAAGCACCTATCAACGGCTTGGTAAGGTTGTACGCTATACTACGAGTGAAACGGCTGGTAAGCATCCCCAGTCCATCGAGGAACATCTTCGAGTTGTTCTGGTTGGCTCCCTCTACCATCCGTCCCCACCCCACCTTCATCATCTCGACTTCCTTGATGGAGTAGGACATCATGAATCCAACCCACCTACCGAGTACCTCGTCACGGGATATGTTCTTTGACCACGGGAGTAGCCGGGTCTTGGACGCTTGAGACACGGGAGCCACGGTGTTGAACGATTCTTGCGTTCTCTTCATGGCGTCACGGTGGGCGGTCCTGAAATCTTTCGTTATATCCCTGCGGTACTTGTCATCCTTCTGCCACCTGTCAATGTCAAGCTCTGAGCCGTTAAGTTCCTTGAACCTGTTATTGAATATCTTGATGTACATGTTGGAAGACGTGATAAGGTCGGGGAACCTGATCCAGGCGTCTATCATCTTGGCATTCTTGCCCGTTTTCTTCCCGTAGGCGTCACGTGTAAGCTCGCTGTACTTGGACATCATCTCGGCGTCCGGCACGGAGTAGAACTCGTACATGTCCCTCATGGCTTGCTGTTGCTGGATGTTCTTTACCATCGTCACGGGGTTCACGCTGATACCGTCACTTATGATCGCTCCCCCCACGTTGGTCACTATCTCGGTTGCCATCTTGGCCGGGTTCACCAGTAAGGCGGTACGGGCGGCGCTACTTATGTACTTGTTAAACTTGTTCCAGTTGTTGTTCGTCCGGTTGTGGAAGTTATCAAGGTGATAGGTGGATATTATACGATCCTTTATCGTGTTGACGTATGCGTTCAATATCATCTTCTCGTCCTTGTTCGTCCCCGGCCTGTTCATCCTGTCCTTGAAAGCCTTGACCACGGCGTTGTACGGGTGTACCACGTTGAACTCCATCGTGGCCTCCTCTATCGAGCGAGTTACCATCGAGGCGATGTCGAAATTCACCTTGTGAATACCTCCCCTCCTAGAATGTATGGCGTGGGCGGCGGGTAGTTGTCCACCCCAGTTCTCGTTGGCCATCTCCTGTATGGTCTCTATGGCCTGTATGTCCGTGCTACCACCGGTGGATTGACGGGGGGCGTAATCAACCTGATCGAACCCGGTGTCATACCCACGGAAGGCGGCGCTGGCGATGTTCATGTCCCTTAACTCGCCGTCGAATATCTGGCGGGCGGCGTTGATAAGCGTTCTAACGGCCTTTGCGTCACGGGCGGGGAGGGAGTCAATCGTCTTGTCGATGTTAACCGAACCGTCCTCGTCAAGCACGAATAGCTCGGTGGCGTTGTTGATCCTTCTCGTCTCCACGGCATCCCTGTTGGCGATGTCGTTCTTGACGGTTAGGAACCACGAGTGATTCAGCTTGGACACCCCCTCCTTCCCTACCAGGTCATTCTTCTGGTAGTTATTCTCTATCATGAGCATCCCGGCGAGGTCCATCATGGTCCTTCCCCTCGTGTTTAACACGCCAACGGGAAGAACGTAATACTTGCTGAACTCCTCGATCGCCGCCGCCCACGGTTTCAACATCCTCGCTTGAGCCACGTGGGCCTGTATGGTTGCTGGCTCTATGTACTTGGACACTATGTTGTCGTAGATGGGGGTGGAGTAGTTGTCCCACAGCATGTACTCCGCCGTGTTCAGGTCACGAATGTCGAGGGCCTTCTGCAACTTGTAAGCACGATCCCTCCACTTCTCCATCTTGTTGCTGTTAACCAGGGCATCCAGTTTCGGGTCGATCTCGTTCTTGAACGACTCGAACATGTCGTGCCGGGCGAGGTCCTCCTGCGCCTGCACCAGTTCACGGGTGATGTAACCGTTGTTCAGGTTGTACAGGGCGTTGTAGAGCCTGTTAAGCTGGAAGTTCGTTAGCGTTGGTATGTACTCGGCGTTTGACAGTATGCTGGACACCGTCACGGAGAGTGGAGTGGTACCCATAGGGTACATCTGGTAAGCGTCTTCCAGTTCCATCCCAACCATCTCTTCCACGTTGTCACGCACCTTCTGGTTCATCTTCTCGAATCCCTTCTCCCCGGTCATGAAGTTATCTATCTTCTCGGAGATGGACTGCAAGTCATTCTCGGATATTTGATCGTTCTCGTACAGCCTGAACGCCTTGTTACGGATGTTGTTTATGGATCGAAGGTAACTGTTCATGTCCTTGAACGACGCCTCGTCCAGCTCGTTGGACATCTTGTTTATCCTCTTGTCAACGTTTTTCAAGAACCTGTCAACCGACTCCGGCGTCAGCTTGTTCTTCCCCTCCCCCTCTTCAACCTTGTAGATGTCCACGAGGTACTCCGTCAGCTCGGAGAATCTCCCTTCCTGTATGTCTGCAACCACGTTGTTGAACATGTCGAGGTCTCCCGGCGTCATCTTGCCCGTGGGGGTGTCAAGGAAATCTAGCAATTGCTGTTTCTTCGCCTTGGTCATGTTGGAACGTCTCACCGACTGTTTAGCCTTCTTCACGTCGTTACCACGCTCTTCAAGAGTCGCTTTCTGTTGTTGCTCGTTGATCATCCTCTCCACCTCGTTAACGAGATTCTGGTACTTGGCCTGCGTCTTTATACCTCCCGCCAGCTTGGACATTATCTTCCGGTACTGGGCGGGGGTTAACAGGTCCTGCCCCTCCCTGATCACGCCACGAATCTTCTTGAGACGGCTGGTTAGATCACCCGCCCCCTTCCTGTAAGCGCCGATGCCGAGCTGTCTAACCTTGTTCCTCAATCGTGCGGTGGCCTCCTTCGTGGTTACAGGTTTCTTGTTGATCTTGTAAGGGGTCTCACGTATGTACGGTATCTTCTCGTCACCGAATATCTCCTCGTGGTTATCGTTAAACTCTTCCTCCGCCAGTTTCTTTTCCTCTTTCGTTAACGACTTCCACTCGTCAGTTTTCTTCACCTCTTCCCACGCCAGCTCTTTAGGGGCTATACCCTCGTCCTTGTACTTCTCGTAGTAGTCTCTAGCCACCTGCATGGGTAGCTTGTCGAGGGTGGGGGTCTGGCTTACTTTCTCTTCTTGTTGCTGGCGTGTACTTTCAGTCCCGTTGACTTCTGACACACCGCCCACGGGTTCACTTTCTTTCCTGACTTGCTGTTCTGTGCCTTCACTTTCCGAACGCACCTCTCTAGTTTCGCTGGCATCTTGCTTAATTTTACCTTGTTCAACTTCTTTTTCTTCACTCTTCACATCTTCCCGCACGGGGGTGAGGTCGTTATAATCAACGATAACACGGTTACCATCGGCGTCCTCCACCTCTACCTTTCCTTCCTCCTGTACCGTGGTCTCGGTGGCTTGAACCTCCTTGCCTTGATACATGAACATCTCCCCCTCCGCCTGGAAGTTCTCGTCGTTCATGGCATCCTGCAACCCGGTCAGGTGATCACGAAAATCAAGTTCCACGGCGTTCTTGAAGTAGTTCAAGGCGTTCGTGGCTAAATCCTTCTGCTCCTTCACCTTCTCGCCGCCAGCCGTGAACTCGTCGTACAGGCCGTTTATGGCACCGTTTATCTCGTTTGTCGCATCCTCTATCTTGGTCTCGGTGGTGAGTTCACCGTCAGCTATCAAGACGTCTATACGCTCCCTAAGCTCGGACGGGATCATCTTGCCGTACTTGTTGGTCCTGAATCGTATCTCCTCGGTACGGGGTGGGGCTTTCCTTGCCTTGTTGGCGATCCATCCCGATCCTGACAGGCCGGTAGACATCAAAGCTATCGAGTACACCATTTCAAGATCATCCGGTTTTATAAACTCTCTAGTGAGGTAATTTGACTCTCCCCTGTCTATGGCCGTCCACGATCCTCTCACCACGTCACCGAACTTCTCTTCTAGCATTTCCTCCGCCATACCTTTTATCCACCCGGTGAATCCCCTCTGCCCGTACCCGGCGAAACCTCCACGGTACATGATCTGGTCAAGACCACGACGAAGGGCGCTCTTGGTCATGGACTCTCTCACGGTATTCAACGGTTTCGCTGGCATGAATAACATCTCGGAGAAGTTCTCCACGAACAGGTCCCCGAAGTTGTTAAATACTGCTGTCTTCACGTCCACCCCGTTAGTTATATCGTTGGCAACGTTAGCCATGAAAGTCGGGCTTACCAGCGTTCGAGACGCTGCCTCGGTAGAGTTCTTCGCCGCCCAAGCGCTGAACTTCCCGGCGGATTTACCCACCCTCGTCCCGGCGACTTTCTCGACGGCTTTAGTGGCCACGTTAGCCGCTTTTGAAGACACGATCCTGCCACTTAAATCTATCGCCTTGTCAACTATTTTAGTGTTAGAAAGGGACTTTACTAGCGAGCTAGCACCTATCTTCCTACCAGCTATGGTTGCCCCTCCCTTGATCGCCGTCTTGCCCAGTCCAACGAGGCCACCAGTAAGGGCGAACTCGGACATGAAACCTAACGATTGTCCCATGCCGTACCCCACCCTGAACGACGTGTTCGTGGCTCTCGACAACTCTTCTTGAGCCTGTATGTTTAACTGGAAGGCGTTAAGCAAGTTGATGTCATCTTGAGAGAATTGCTCGTCCATCAACCTTCTTACCTCCTCGTTAATGTACCCTTGCTTCACGGCTATCTCTGCGGCACTGTCGGGGGGTAACATTTCCCCGTCGGAGTACACGGGATGATCCCGGTACCTCCACTCGGGGTGTCGTGACATCACGTCCTCGTAAATTCCTTCAAGTCTCTGGTTAACGTTCCTCACCCTCTCGTTTTGACCGAGACGCTGGTTCAGCAATATCAAGTTGGAGGCGTAATCTTTCAACCCCTCCCCGATACCGAGTGCCATGTTCGCCCCTCCTTCTTCCACCTTCTCCACCAGTTCGAGAGTCTTCCGGGTGTTATCGCTTAATATCAATGAAGCGTTCGCCTCCCCGAATTCCCTCATGTTCTCTCCCGATATGGCGAGGGGGTCGTACGTCATGGACTTCCACACGTTCTCCCTGCGGTCTTTCTCCCTGCGATCCCAGTACTTGTCACTTTCAGCCTCGGCTAGCTTGTATATCTCTTCGTTCTGTTTCTTCATGTCGGAGATAGTTGGGTTCATCCTCTCCACCTCGTTAGGATCAAGATACGTCTCGTTAAGGAGTAACTGGTACTTGGCTCGTTCCTCCACCGGGACCACGTAAGTCTTCCGTGCCGGGTCGTACACCATGCCAAGGTTGTTAGCCAACCTTTTGGCGTAATCGTTTATCTCGTTGTTCGTCCCCCCGGCTTCATCAATTCGTCTCTGCACACGACTAGAGAACATTCTCTCCTTCTGGAATGGAGTAAGCTCACCTTGAGATTTATAATAATCATCAAGGGCGCCTAGAGACGTTTCCAGCCTGAACTCTTGCCTGTCGTCTGCGTTCTCCGGCAGGAACAACTTGCGCTCGTCGGGGGTGAAGTACCCGTACGTTGACTTCATGTACCTCGGGTCTATGACATCGTAATTGTCATATAACTTCTCCATGTACTTGTCGTTAACGGAACCCTCGGGGAAACCTATTGATTTAGCCAGCGTCTTCATGAGCTTGGTGGGGTTTCCCCCCGTCCCTTCCCATGCGCTGTTCACGTAATCATCGGTGACGTTAGACGTGTCAATACCTTGATCGTTGGCGAAGTCTAACAGTATATCCTTGTATAATGTCTTGTCTACCTTTCTACCGTCATTCATGATGCTCTAGTTTTGACCGAAAGAAGGAAGTCCTCTCGATCCGTTATTACTTCTAACCGTGACGTTTCTACTAGTTTGATTCCCACCTCTTCTAGCCCCGATCAAGAACTGGGGGTTATTCACTCTTGGACCGCCAGTTGAAGTGGCCATCGAGGTAATCTTCCCGAGTTCGTTAATTATCTTCCCGGCGAATTTCTCTGGATCATTGTACCGTATAGCGAACACCTCGTTACCTTCCCTGTCTTCAAGCACTAAATCCTGTCCCCTCCAAAAGAACAAGTCATCCGTCCTGACGTTACCTTGAAGCGCACCGCTATTAATCATTTCTTGCAGCGTTTCCCTGATACTTTCCTTGGTTGATGTCCCCTTGTTTTTCCCTTCTATTATATCGTTAGATATAGAACGTATCCTCTCTATGTAAGGAGATATTACAGGGTCATTCTCTATATCACCAGACTCGTTAACACGTTTCCCTATCACCCTGGGAGACACGTTAAAATTAAACCCGTTCAATATATCAGAATCGAGCAACTTCTCGCCAGATTGAGCGCCACCGTTCCAGTAGTCCTTGAGGTATAAAGTGGCTTGTTTGACAGATTCAGGATCGTCCATCTTGAAGCTAATGTCAAAACCTTGATCAAATTTAGATGACGCTTGACCTTGTCGTTTCTTACCCTCGCTAACGAAATGTAATGTCGTGACATCCCCTGCGGAAGATATGCCTTCGAGTTGAGCTTTCACGTTCTCGCCATCCTTGTTCACGTAAGATATAGATTTTGTACCCACGAACCTTTGAATGGCGTCTTTCTCCCCGTTAAGCGCTCTCTGTATGTAATCAAGGGCCACGTCAACATTCTCCATCTTTCTACTCTCCGAGTAGCTAACGTAGTTCGGGTCTCGCTGCAACGATTGTTTCACGTTCTGGTCTGCCGCCATAGCCACACGATCAACGAAATAAGCCTTGGCTTGCTCTGGCGTGTTCCACAACCCTATCGTGGCTCCTTTCTGCATGTAAGGATTGGTTTCGTAATTATTACGAAACGTGGACTCCCAGTAATCACCCGCCCTCTGCTTGATATTGTTAAGGTTAGTGGACTCTATATTGAGTATATTACCGTCAGGGGTTCTCTGGAAACTTCTAACCACCGAATCACCTATCTGCTTGATGGAATTGTTCATCAACCCGTCAAGGTCCACGAACGGTTTCAGTTTACCACTCAACTTGGCCTGTAACTCCGCAGGTGAACCGGTAGCGAGAGCCTCACCGTTCTTGTCGTACATGGTGTAGTTAAGCATCCCGTTGGCGTAATACATGTCGATCATGCCTCCCATGCTGTAAATACCGTTACCCTTGTCCTTGATACCTTCCTTCCCGGCAAGTAGGACAGCCTCGTTCAAGGTCCCGATCAATCCCACGTTCATCACGTCATCAATCCCCCCCTTCCCCGTCTTGGATAACCCTTCAAGGAAAGTCTGGAAACTCTTCATCTGGTTGGTGTAAGACGCTGCCTTGTTCTTCATGTCACCGATCTTGACCATGATTTCCGATTTACGAGTGGGGGTGATAAGCGGGTTAGCAAGTTCCCTTCTCATGTCGGCGATCTCTTGCTGGGTGTGTTCCATGAGGATAGCCACACCTTGCTGGTCAAAAGCCTGTGGCTGCAAGTTCAAAGACTCCGTGGCCAGCTTGTCGAAATCCTTCAAGTCAGCCTCTAGTTTTTGCTGTGCCTCTTTCGCTTGCTTGGCGTACAGTTTCTCCTGTTCAAGACCGGCGGCACGCAACGACATGTCGATGTTGAGAGCGTTCATGCCTACCTGACCGAAGTCAGCCTCGACAGGCTTCACGCCCATGTACGCCTCTCCTGTATATTGATTTGCCATGTTATATCTTCTTGTAATCGTAAGTTGGTAACTTCAATGCCTGCGTCTGGGGGATGGTGGTGTAACCTACCCCTTGATTGTAACCGTAACGGTTACCCGCCATGCCGGTTAACGAGCTAGTAGCAATGTTCCTCTTCATTACCGTCTCCGCAGAGTTAATCTGGCTTGTGGGGGTGGGCATAGTCGTGGTCGTTCCCCCGCCTCCAAGATTCCATCCTGATGCCATGCCGGCTATCGCTTGAACTCCTCCTAGAGCTTCCGCCATCCCGGCGTATTGCCCCTGTCTTCCTGCCTCGTACAATGCACCGTACCCGGCAAGTTCCCGTTGTTCACGATTCTCTCTAGCCTGGAATTCCCTGTTCTCCTGTTCAGCCGCCATGATGGCTTGCTGTTTCTGTAACTCGTACAACTGGTTCTGGAAGTTAGCCGCCAGTTGTTCCTCTTGAGCGTAAGTTTGCTCCTGTATGCCGGGAAGTAAAGACAACCCCCTCGCCCCGGCCGAGGATGCCTGTTCTGAATAGTTAGCCGACTCTTGCTGTACCCTCTTCAATTGTTGAACGTACTGGTCGGTTGGAGTGTCTACCGCCATGAGATAGTTGTTGAAGTCTATCTCCTGACGCTGGTAATTGTCAATGTTTTTCTTCGCCTCCTTCGCCTGTTTCGCCTCTTTCACGGACTTGGCTACCCCTAAACCCGTTGATGCTAGCGCCGTTCCGGCAAGGATGATAGATGTCGCTGCTGCCATCACTTTAAAATTTTAATCATTTGAACCATGTTCGTGTCACTAATCTCGAAACCACATTTCTTGAGGCCGTTCACTAGACCGGCGTCGTTGGAAGTGGTGAATATCGCTTCCACGCCCGTTGCCCGCAGCATGGATTCCAATTTGCCAATCAAGAACTCCTTCGCCCCCCTCTTCCGGGAGACGTCGATCTTCTTGCTTGTTAATAACCATTCTAGCCAGCATATTCCCGTCCCTGTCATGTACACGAAAGCCACGTATAACGGGCCTTCATCGTCTTCCACGATAAAACCGGCTGGAAGGAAGGATGGGGGTACTGGCTTCCACCCCCACTCTTCCCACCATTCACTTATCATGGCATGATCGGTCGGTTCGTAATTCCTGATTTTAAATTTTCGATTCATCTATATCAAGTTGTATTGATTTAACGAGTAACTTCTCTTTATCAACGCTAAAGTACGAAATTATTTCGAGATATTTTCCCCTGATAGCGTCACCGTTAACCCCGTCATCAACTTTAACGTAGAGTACCTGCCCCTCGTTTACATCCACCGGGTCGGCGAGCGTCACCTCGTCATCTCTAACCACCTCGATAGACGTTACCACCTCCCCGTCCCTGAACACGTCCATGCCTGAATACACCAGCGAGGCCGTGTACGTCCTGAACGTTTTCAACCCTTCCTCGTCACCGGCGGCAACGAAAAGTAGCACGGGCTGTGACGTGCCTTCCGCCTTCGGGATGAACGATTCCAGCAAGTTCTCCTTCTTCTTGAAGTAAGATTGATCTATCGTTCTTTCCAGGTCGAACGTCTTGAACGTGGTGGAGGTAGGGGAGATGTTAGATTCCAGTATCATGTTGTTATACACCTTGTTGGAATCTTGATACTCGTTGTTCACGAGGTGAATCTTGCTCGATACCGTTTTACCCAGTAACAGGTTCTGGTATCCCGGTTCCCCTCCCATCCTTCGTATGATGGTATCTTTAGTGGAGAAACAGTAAGCTCCCGCCCTAGCCATGAGGTCAGGCACCATGTCGTAGAACGAGGTCCACCCGTCTACCGGTTCCATGAAGTTCACGCAACAATCATTCATCCCGACGATGTACGATGAAGTCTTGGGATCGTAAGCGCCACACTTCACGCCGCTAGTTGTCAACCTGTCGTGGAAGTAATTCAACATCCCGTAGGAGCTTACCGGGAACAACCCGTTGATACTCTTGCGTATCACCTGGCCCGTGTTCGTGTCCACGAAGAACCGTGAGTTCCCGTACCGGGAGTAGGTCTCGTAGTGAGACATCCCGTAGTCCTCGGCGTACTCTTGTTGCTCCCCGAAGGTGTCCTCCGATTTAGCCACTAGAGCGCTACCGGTGGGGGTGTTCAAGATGTTCTTCTTGTACATCACACGGCTGCACTTGTTTCTCTGGTACACGTCTATATCTGAACCTATGTCGTCTATCTTCACGATCTCCCCGTACTTCTTGGAGAGGTCCGTGTAGTTGACTAGCGATTGATTGAACGAGGCCAGCCCGTTATCCTTCGTGTCCTCCACGTAAGGCTCGGAAACGGTGAGGGAGGCGTACCTGTCCTCACGGCTGTAATTATCGGATATGGCGTTCGGTCGTCCCAGCGTGGTGAACAACGTCCCGTTAGAGAACTTGTTTATCTCCCGGGCGGGTCCCGTGGTTACCATCACGTCACCGTCATTATCGAGTATGTAAGCGCCGGCCATCCCCTTGTCAACGTCATAGATGCCGGGTATCTCTTGATAGACCACCGTGTCATCCTTGGTCTCGTACATGATAAGGTAGAACACGGATGTAGTCCATCTCGATTCCTTCTTGAGTATGTCATCCTCGGTGTACCCTTCCTTGGAGGTGGGTTCTATGATCAGGTAGCGACCGTTCGGGACGTCCACCTTGTCTGGGTCTCCCATGTCAACCTTGGTACCATCCGAGAGCGTTACCGATAACTGGCCGGGTTCGCCCTGCACGATCACCTTGTCCTTCACCTCGAAGATGTAACCCTTCGTGGATACTTCCGTGGCTATCGTCTCCATCTCGGATACCAGTTCCAGCTTGTCACCGGGGGTGGGGACTATCCACGGCATGGATGTTATCTCAAGGTAGAACTTCCCGTTTATCACGTAGGCGTTATCGAAACCGTCGATCACGTCGAATAGCACCTTCGGGTTACGTCTGGCGAACTTGAACTTGGTAGCCCATGACGGGGCCTTACCCTTCACGATAACGGTTGCCACACGACCGATGTTAGCGGCGTCAGCGTTTATCCTGGGAACGGTAACGTCAACGGGAGCCAGCACGGGCGAACACCTCCCGAAGTCATCCATGAAGATGATACCGTAACCTTGAGTCGTCCCGGTCTTTAAAGAGTACGTCGTGGAAGTGGTGGGGGAGTTGTTTATCTCTACCATCAGTGACACGTCCGTGTCTATATCGAATCCGTCAACGTACCCCCCGAACAACAGGGAGTTCTGTATGATCATGCAACTTCTAGCCATCATGGGGACGTTATCGAACAGCTTGTTCACGTCCTTCATCGGGATTAGGGGGTAGTTGCCGGAGTAAGAGAACTTGTAGGTGTAATCCACGTTGTCTTCCAGCCCCAGTTTCTTCTTGTCTATGGTTTTCACCTTGTACATCCCCTGCCCCGTCTTCATGAGTATCTCTATCTTCTCCACGTGTTCGTTACCTGTGTTCACCGTCACGTTCACGGCGGAGGTGGCGTTACTGATCTCGTTAAGCGTCTCGTTCGAGTACGATCCACGCACGTAAGAAACTGACGCCCCCACCACTCCCTCGTGAGAGTAGTTGTTTATCTTGGTTATCGACAACCCGTAGTTCTGCGAGGCGAAAAGGTAAGCCGTGTTACCGTTGATGGCCGTCACGTAAAACGTTCTACCGTCAGGGGACATGGACATACCGGTCACTTGATAGTTCTGCGGGTCACTCACGTACTGGGGGGTAACCTTTGACATCGTCTTACCGGAGTCTTTCGAGTAGTATATGGTGTCAACGGTCTTGCCGGCGAGGGCGAAAAACTTCCCGTTAGAAGAGCAACACATGAACTCGTTGACGAGGGAGGTGGATACCGTGGTGAAGTTCTTCCCGTAGTTCTCGGATACCAGCGTGTACTTGTTGTCGGTATCGAAGTTCTGGTTACAGGATACGTACACGACGCTACCGTCAGAATCGCATATAATCTTCACTCCCCTCGGCTTGCTTATTATGGATATGAAGTCATTCAATTTCACTTGAGTGAACGTGCCTCCTTTCCCGTACTCGGAACTGTAAGCGAACTCGCTCTTGTACACGACGTACACTTGCTTTCCAGAATCCGACATGCAGAAACCTCCCTCGTGCTGGTCACCGTCCCCCACGAACCCTTGAATCTCTGACAGGGAGTTATCGTTCTTGTTGTACTCGAACAGCATCAACTGCCCGTTATTACTTCCAGATGCACCATGAGTTCTAGCGTAATATATTTGATCACCAGCCTTGTTGATGTCACCACCGTCGTTCTTGTTTATGAACATGTCACCCACCACGTCGATAGCATCAGCGTTCGTCTTGAAGTGAGTGAAATACCCCCTCCCGGCCGGGTCCAGGTAATTATCCGTTGTACCCGTGAACGCTATAACACCCTCCGAGTGAAAGCTCGTGTCGTTTGCGTCAAAAGACCTCGTCTTGAAAGACTTCAAGTAAGCCTTCGAGAAACTGGTGTTAGGTAACGACATGGAAAGCTCGTGAGAGGTCCAGTACGTTTTCACGCCAGAAACCGGGTCCATGTAGGAGTTAACGAACTTGACCTTGTCCTTGTACACGTAACACTCCACCATCATGTCGTACTCTACCTTTTTCGAGTCCTCGTCATCAAGCTCGGACGTAGAGGTAGAATAAGGACTGATGGCTGACGTCTCACGGGTATCGTAAATGTAGCGAGCGGCGAACAACGGGTTGATGTTACGCATCTCCCCCAGCTCCGATTTCTCGGCTATCTCCACGTCAACGGAGAGAGGTGGACGTTTAACCAGCTTCATCGCCGTCCAGTCATAAAACTTGAAGTACCCTCTCGTCTTGCTGGTGTCTATCTCCACCGGCTCGTTGGTCATCCAGTCGTGGAACACCATGATGTCGTTAAGCATGGCGAACCCGCTCACCCTCGTTTGAAGGTTGAAGGGGGTGACAAGGTCCTGCGTGAGTACCTCCGGGGTGGAATCGTAAACGAAGGTGGTGGGCAGCATCTTCATCGCCCTCGCCTCCATCTTCTCCATGTCCACCTTGTAGATCGTTCCACCGTCATACGAGTCTCCCTTCTTCGGGGGGATGTCGAAACGGAACCTCTTGATAACAACGCACATGTAATGATTGGTCTTCGGTGCCAGTTGAAGCCCGAGGAAACCGTACACGTAGGCTTGATCCTTGTCGTACTCGGTGGACGTCCAGTAGTAATTTCCTGATCCTTCCTGTTCTTCCGTGAGCGGTACGGGTGTTGACAAGGCACGGGCGGAACGGGTGAGGGGGGCGTCTTCCTGAACCTCCACGGCGGTACCCACCCCTATGTACTGGTTGTTGAACGTTATGATGTCCTCCTCCCTCTCGGAGATAAGGAACTTCCACGTCTCCTCGATGTTGTCTATCACGTCCTTGATCTCTTCCTTGGAGGGGACGTACCACCCGAACCCTTGATTGTAGGCTTGCGTGAACACCGATTGATCGTCCTTCTTGTTGCGAAGGAAACATATCGTGTTGCGTAGACCGTCTTCCTCCCGCAAGGTGGATAGCTGGTCAACGAGGACGTGACTTCCCTTGCCGGTAACGGAATCGTATTCCAGTATAGAAAAACCGCCTTGCTTGAGGGCGGTGAACAGGTATATCTTGTTGTTGTACTCGTACATGCCGGCGGTAACCGATCCAGCCGTGAACAGTGGCTCGTCGATAACCACCCTCGTGCCGTCCATGCTCTCGATGACACCGGAGTTCTCGTTATCGGTGTCTATCACACGGACGTTTCGAGCCTCACGGTATTGCCCCTTCGGCATGTAGCGGGGGTCGATGTCCATGTTCATCTTTCCCCCCGAGAAATCTTGTATCACTTTCATAAAGCTCTCAATAACGCTTGAATAATTTCCTCTCTCTTGAAGTTCATTTCAAACTTGGCGTCCTTGTAACGACGGTTCTTCTCGGCTTTCGCCCGTATCTTCTCGTTCATCGGCACGTTACGTCTTCTCTCGATGAGCCTCCAGTATATGTCAGCCTCTAGGTATTTTTGCAAGTACGGGTGAACGTTGATCTTGGTGATGTCCGTGAGGTCCACGTTAGACACGTAGCATATAAGTATACGATCGTAACCCTCCGGCACGTCGTCGAAGGTGAGGGTGTTGTCCCTGTAATCGAACTGGTAACCGTTCTTGCTAACTAGAAAAGAGTTGTGACGGCACGGCAGCATGCACTCGGCTGACTTCATACCGTTGAGGTCTACCCCCTTCACGATCTCGTAGTCGTTGTTGTCGATCACCGTTTCTTCATCGTTCGTCAGGATGTTCTGGGCGGCGTACACGTCATCGTTCTTGAGCATGTACGAGTACCACGTGTTGATGTTGTCGTTGTAGAGGGCGGGAATCTTGTACCCGTCATGCAGGAAGTAGATGGCTATGTAGTCGATGAAGTCGTTGGGCATCCTGAACTTTCCCACCGCGTTCATCTCCCCCTCTGCCTCCTTGTATTGCTTGTCACCCACGTATCGCAGTTCCTCGACCGCTCTCTGGGCGTGTTTTATGACCAGTTCCCTGCTGACACCGTGAACGTAACTGTCCGGGTCAGTGGCGTCTATCAACACCGAGTCGATAATGTCTGTTAGTTTAACGTTCATAGGGCGTTATCTTTTTGAAATTCGTTAGCTTGATCCTGTGCCATCACTTGCATAACTTCAGCCTCCCGCAAGTGGACGCCGAAGCATAACGCTATCTCCACCACGAGGACGTTAAAGAAGTGTCTCGTCAGCGTGAAGTCTTGATACCTCTTGTCTGAAGGGTTGAACACCGGTTTCCCCTCCACCGCCACGTAAGTCCACCGTGGCACCGGTGGTATCTTGTAATAATGCACCTCTATGGAAGTGCTGTCCGGCAACACCTGTATACCGTCTTCCGATACCGAGTAATTAGGGTACGTGACGGAAGGCCTGTTGTACCTAGAGTTACCTATCATTCTTAGCCGTGCCACGTCTATCAAGGTGGCTTCTTTCCCCTCCCTGTACACGGCGTTTAACTTCTCGGTAGGGGGGAAAGGGAAGAAGGGGTCATCTTCCCCCTTCTCCAAATCTTCCACCACGGCGAGCTTGTACAAGGTGCTTTCAAGAATGTCTTTCGGTATTGCCGAGTATCCTTGCTTGTCCCTGTTATACTTCATTCTCAACCTGTTAGGTATCTCTGAATATATCTTTGACTGGGCTAGCCCGCAAACGGAGTTAAACTCGTCGGGAGTTATGACCCCGTACCCGTTCTTGTTGAGTAGCACGTTGACTACCTTGTACACCTCGTCTATCATTTGTTCTAAGCGTTTAACTTGGTTATAATCTTGTCGTAAGTGGCCCCTCCCTCCTCGGTTGTCATGGCCCACTCGGCGAACTCGGATATGATGTTAAGACCCGGGGCGCAAGTGTAGATAACGCCACCGCTAGTCCAGCTCAATTCCGTCTTTCTAGCGTTCATCTTCAAGATGTTCAACCGTATACCGGACTGAATCTTGAACTTGATCGTGTTTCTCTTGTCACCGAACATCTCGATGATCTCCCGGGGGTTAGTCCCGGTCTTCATCTTGTCAAGGATACCGGCACGAAGGATGGTGGGATTCATCTCGGTGGTGACTCCCTTCAAGGTGGCGTAAACGGCCTGTAACACCTCGAAGTCTGATGTCTTGCAAAGCTCGATCACGGTACCCATGTCAGTCCACATGCTCTCCTCGATGGCGGCGTCAGCCTCCAAGTCCTCCACGTAGAACACCTTGTTCTTCCCGTAGAAAGGGTGTAGCATGAGGAACATCTGTAATCCCCTGTCTTCAGGGTAGACGGTCCAACGGTCTCCCGGGAAATCTACCCGTCTAAGCTCTACCGGTCCATCAATGTTCTGGTCATTCTCGATGGCGGTGGGGGATACCGGGGTGTAACGGAGGTTGAAAACGTAAGTCTCCCCGTTCTTGCCGGTGTACACGTGACGTGTCTTCGGTCTTAACGAGTGATTGTTACGCTCTCCTGTAAGCAGGAACGTTAAAGGCTTCTTCCCCAACCCCTTCTTCTCTAGGTCGGCGATAATTTGCTCTTTAGCCTCTTCTTCCGTGATTCTCTTTGTTTCTTTAGTACTTGCCATATTAGATTCGATTAAAATTAGATTTCAAATAAAAAGGGGGAGGGGTTATTATTCCCTTCCCCCGAGGTTTAATATTTAAGGTCAATTAAGCCTAGGCTGACACGCCCTCGAAGATTGCCCATTTCTTCAATCCAACGCAACGCAATCCCCATTCAGACAACCAGTCGATACCGAACACGTCCCAAGTATTGGTAGCGTCAGGCACGTTCTGTGACCCGTGGAAAGTGGTTACAAGCTCGCGGCTGTATCCCGGCATTCCCTTGTACAACTTGGTCAAGTACGGGGCGTTGATCGTGCTGTTTTGACCGCTCAAGTCACCGTTGTAACCGGTGGTGATAGAAGCACGTCCAAGCGGTACCATGATACCGTGAATCTGGTTCTCGGCGGCGAAATTATCCGGGTTCAAAACGGTCGGGTCTTTCAACATTTTCCAAGTGGTCTTGTAGAACTCGTAACCACCCATCTTGAAGGCATCGAAACCGAAATCAAGCATCCGTTGCTTGTTATCGAAGTAACCCCAAGTGGCAGAGCCGGCGCCACCAACTTTAGCCAACCAGTTGTCGATTGACAACGATGCCTCGGTAGACAAGTACAACAAGTTGTAAGTCTCACCGTTAACCTTGTCAAGACGCTTTATGATTGATTCGATGTCAGCAGTTGAAGAGATATTCCCCTCGAAACTGTTACCACCGTTTCTGATCTGGTCAAACACTCCCTCGATACCACGGTACCCGGCAGTTTTGGCGGGGGAATCATCGGCAGCCTTCTTGCCAATGAACGCTTGAATCTCCATTTGATCCAGCATTCTCTCTCTAGCCTCCTCGATCTCGGCGCTAGTCCAGAACGCGTTCCCATCCGGGGTTTTCAACCATGTCGCGTCGCACATGTCGGAACCGTTGATCTCGAACATGTCCTTACCGATGATAAGGGAGGTTTTACCGATTTCGACATCACGGGTCAATGCACGGGTCATACCCGGCGTTCCTTTCTGGAACTCGTAACCGGCAGCCATGATGGTCAACCCGCTAGTCCCAACGGTCCAGTCAGAACCATCGTAAGTTTTAGCGGTAAACGATCCGGCATCGTAACTGTCAGGCATGCAGATACCGTAATTAACTTTCTTCCCTGTCTTGTCGATAACCATGAAGTTCTCGTTAGGACGGATGGTGTGAGCGGCGATCGTGAACACGTCTCCTGAACGGGTAACACCTTCCAGCAATTTACGTCTGCGCCCGGTCATCCCGAAGAACTGGGTATCGGCGGAGATCATCTCCTTTTGAGCGTATTTGTCAAGGAACCCACGAATCGTTTGATTCCCGTACTGGTCGATGATTCTATCCTTCAATGAAGGGTAAAACTTGGTCGTGAAGTCATATAGACTCATGTAGTTACCGGAGATCGGTTGAACTTTAATGTTCGGATCAAGGTAAAAATCTGATGTAACACTTGTAAGCATAATATTCTATCTTATAAAGTTCTTGTTTTTGAGGAATCTCAAGAACTCGTCCTCCGACAGACCCTTGGAATCTCCCTGTTTTTGGGTGTCAGGGGTGGCGTTGGATTTCTTCTTCATTTCCTCCTCAACAGTATTCGCTTTCACCGCCTTCGCGTGTTCTTCCAGTATCTTCGGCAATTCCATCCCGGCGGTGATAACTCTTACCAAGTTGCCATAATTGAAGGTACCGTCCTCGTTCTTGAAAGTCCCTAGCAGGGAGTCGATCCCGTCAAACACTTTATCGTATCTTGACTTGTCACGAATCTCGTAGCTGAAACCATCAATCTCGATCTTATCAAGACTTGACAAGGCTCCTTTCGCCCCCCTCACCCATTCTTCCTTGCCCTTGTCAATATCCTCCTCCACGCGCTTCAGAGGAGTCTTGTATTGCTCTTTCTGGGAGTTAAAATACTTTCTGGCTTCCTCGGCCTTCGTCTTCAAGCTAACCAGCTTTGACCTGTTTCTACGGTCAATTGCCTTTCTCTCGTCATCTAGCATGTCCTCGGTCACCTCCTCGGTCTGGAAGTAGTCTTCATACATGACTTCAATATCCTCCTTGTCTAGCGACGGGTATTGAGTCTTCAGGTACTCCTTGACAACTTTCTCGTTAGGCTCGTTGTCCCAGTCTTTCTGTACCTTGAAGTAATCGTCAACTCCCCTCCCGGTTTCCCGGACGAACTTGTCGATGTTAGCCACGTCAGGACTGGCGTAATCCACGGGTTTCTCAACCTCTTTTTCCACCTCTCGAACCTCTACCAGATCGTCCCACGTCTTCACTTCCTTACCTACCTTACCGGCTAGGTATCCCAGAATCTTGTCTTCCGGTATCTTCGAGAAATCTATTTCCTGATCATCGACCTTGTTGACATCCTCCATCTTTTCGGGGGTGGGGGCGTCTGCCTCGTCTTCAACTTTCGGTTCCGGCGCGGTTTCCCCCTCCTTGACGGCAGGGACCTGTTCTCCCGGCTTGAAAGTTATGTCCTTCAGTATTTCATCCAATTTTGCCATTCGATTTAATTTAAATTGTTACACAAATATATAGATAAAATCTATAATAACAAAACGTTAAAAGATTTTCTACGTCTCTTTTATCTTGATTCCATGTACTTTAAGCATCAGCTTGCGCTTTATCTTGTAAACGTCAGTGCGGAACCCCTTGGTGTCCTCCACCACGGTTTCCCCCGTCTCGACGTCGGTGTACACGAAATCAGCGACGTACTTGCAAGCAAGCTCCACGCAGCGCCTGTTTTTACCCTCCCCCTCGAACTGTGCCGGGATCAACGTGTACGTTACTTGTTCTTGCAAGTCCTTTATCTTGCCTGCCTTTTCCAGTAGCTTGAGGGTGGCGGCACGGGCGGCTTCCTTCTTAGAGGCGTGACCACCCGACTTGACGTTCCCGTATTTAGACTTCCCTCTCATCCCCTCGCCCTCCTGTCTCCTTCCGTGCCGTTCTTCCTGCCACGATTGGCGGAAGATGACGTGTACCTTCTCGTGGCGTGATCGTAGTCCTTGCCGGCACGAGACGCCTTCCCGTGTTTCTTGTCATGTTCACGGTTACGCTGGCTAAGCTCGGCCCGTTTCTTCCTTTGTTCCGGGCGACGGTTAACCTCCGTGTCCGTTTTCTTTTTTTTCTCTCTAGCTTCCGGGTGATCCCGGTAATACTTGGCGGACCTAGATAGTTCCGACCTGTTCTTCTTCGGTGGTGCCATTCGTGTAGTTTTGAGTTTGGTTAACTTCTTCCATCGGTGGAATCTCGACGGGTGGGGCCGCTTGAACGTCCTGCATGGCGTTCATGCTCTCGAAAGGTATGGTTGCCCCTCCCCTCTGTCTCTGGTTTATCATGGCGCTCTGTTGCTGCGCTTGCTTGTAGGTTCGGGCGTCCTTGGCCTGTTCCTTGTACTGGTTGGATTCGGCAGTTACCCGTGCTTGCAACCCTAGTTCCTGCATCCTCAACTGGTGCTTGACACGTTCCAGAATGATCTCTCCCTCCACCTTCTTCTCGTTTATCTGGATTTCAGATTGCGTCTTGAATTGCAATTCCTGACCCTTGGCTTGAATCTCCATCATCAGGGACTGCTGTTTCTGTTGTTCCACGACCACTTGAGCCTGAGCTTGCATCTGGGTCTTCATCGCCTCCATCTCCTTCTGTTTCCTGTACGCCTCGTCCTCCCGTTTCTTCATGACGACCTTCAAGTACCTTGACGCCATCTTCAAGTTGTCAATAGACAAGATGTCCATCCTGTCGGACAAGGTGATCTGCCCGGCTTGAACGGCGGCGAGTATCACTTGATCTAGCTTGGCTTTCTCCTCCGCGTCAGGCGCCACGTCAACGATCACGTCTAGGTTATACTTGTACAACGTCTTGTAGTCGTCTATGACATCATCCTCCATCAAGTAAGACATCACGTCATCCGAGAACGACTCCTTGTACATTGACATCTGTTGCGCCCTGTTAAGCGTGACCTCTCCTATCCCCTTCTTCATGTTCATCAACCCCTCGAAAATATGCTTGGTTGCGGTATTGCTCATGTTAAGCGCCATCTGCTGCGTGCCAACCAGCGCCCCGTTAAGTGGAGCCGAACCGTCACGTACCCTGTTAACACCGGTAACCTCGTAACACATGTTCATGTTCTGGTTATAAGCGTTGATAAGCTGCATGAGCTTCTGCCCGTCAGAAGTGGGGATGTTACGCAAGATGTTTCCCTGTAATACCTGATCATCGTCGTAAGCCGTACCCTTGTACAACAAGGCTCCCGTCTGGTACATCATGTCAAGAACGTCGGAGGGGGTGAGCTTGGCACCGGTACCGATGTCTATGTTCATCAAGGCGTCCACGTTGATCTCGAACATGTCAGGTTTCATCTTGGAAATCAAGTGTCTAAGTTTCAATACTATAAGGTGTATATCCTCGGCGTAAGACTTCAAGTTCTCCACGATAGAGGGAACCGTTAGCTCGTACATGATGTACGGGGGCATTACCGTGTTAGCGTTATTCACGGGGCGGATCATGTCACGCATCATGTGGTAATTGAACACGATGTTCATGCCAAGCACGTAGTACCCCTCGAACCACACGTCGTATTTCCCTTTTATCATCCTAGAAGATGATTCTTTCGGCAGGACGTAATCCCTGTCCTTGGGTATAAGGTTGTTGCGCTTGCGCTTGAACACCTCGTCCATCGTGGTCTTGAACGTGAAGTACATCACGGTGAACAAGTCGTCCTCGTTAGCCACCTCGTCAGGCTTGAACCTTCTATCTTCCACCCCCCTAGCCAGTTGACCGTACGATACCTCCCCACGACTCTTTCTCACGATCTCGCCGGCTGTCATCTCCATCATCTCGGCGAAGTAGTAACATCCCTTCTTGTCACGGGTGTAGAGGGGGTCGTACGAGTGAAGAAGGTTCTTGCAGTCCACCCTTCTCATGATGACACCGTAGTTCGGGTCTGCCTCCACCCGCACGGCGGCCTCTCCTATCGTTACCAAGTCCTCGGCGATCCTGTTTTGAACCTCCCTGAAATAATTCAAGTCAAACGCCCTGTTAATGATGATTTCCGAGGCTATCTCTTTTTTCTGCCTGTATTCCAGTTGCATGTGAAGGTCCAGCTCTTCCTTGGAATCCGGCACGTAATCCGGCACGAAGTTGATACCGGTGGCTATCGTCATCTCTTGGGTGAAATCCTTGGTTAGCATCTCGGTTTCAAGTCTCTTTCGATACATGTTCCGCTCTTCCCTTGACATGATGTCCACGCCCTTGGTCTTTATCTTGAACATGTCGGCGGGAAAACTGTCCTTCACCACGTTAACGAACTTTGGAACCACGGACGTGAACTCCCAGTTGAGCGACAGGTAAGCCTGATCTTTCGGGATGTTAAGCATGTTCTTGAACCGGTCAATATCCACCTCGTTATCTCGAAGCGCTTCCAGTTCCTCGAACTTCTTCTTCCTGCTGGCGTAATCGTTGCCCGTGATCCACTCGAACTCTATGTACCGGGCGTATTCTAACCCGTAATCCTTGCTTTCCTTCTCCTCGTTGGAAGCCTCCCTGTTCGGGATCGTGACGTTTCTTCTTTGTTTATCCATTTTTTAACTTTCCATAAGTTCCAACATTCTCGTATATCCTGAACATGGGTCTCGCTGGCACCGGTTCAATCGCTTCCACCTTGCGTCTCTTCTTGCGAGTGCATCCTATGAGAGCGTAGGCTGACGATATGGAGGCGTCACGTTTCGTCCTGTTCTTGTCATCGAAAGCCAGCCAGTCTTCTAGCGTGGCGTTAAAATACATCTCGGAGCTACCAACGTTGTTCTCCACGAACGACTCGATGGCGGCGTTTATCATCTGCGACACGTTCTCGGACGTGGAAGGCATACCACCCCTCACCCTCTCGTCTTCGGACAGCTTGTCCCGTTCCTTGTCCGTTCTTGTCATGGAGAACTTCCTGTAACCCCTGCGATACATCTCGTCTATGAGGTTGTTGACGTTGTTCTCTATGAGGGCGGGCATCCCGTAGAACACCATCGCCTTGATGGCGTCCTCGAAGAATATCTCCTTGGAATCAGGCCTGTTTATGTATTCTAGGAAGAAGTTGAAGTTGGGCGCCCCGGAAGAGTTCACGCCGGAGAACCCGTGTATCGCTCCCTTTGATCCCTTCCCGTCCACGGTCTTGTTAACACGGTACGGGTCTATCCCGAAGTTACCTATATGCCTGTTAAGCGGCAACCACAACCCGTTCTCGAATTTCACGTTATTCTTGAGACCTTCATCGGGTATCCAGCTAACTAGAAACCTTCCATCCGGCTTGTCGATGAAGATGACGTGTCCACTATCCGCGACCCCTTGGTACCACTCGAAGTTCCCCCTCCGAAGATGAGTTCCATCCATGTTATCGTTGTGCTTTATCTGCGCCAGTATGTTGGCTTGATTGAACATGCACATGTTAAGGGCTAGCTTGAACCCGTCCTCCTCGGTGCGGGGGTTCTTCCTGTGTTCCTCTAACAATTGCTTCGGGTTGTTCTTTAAAGCCTCGTCCACGTTGCTCAAGTACGTCTTGACGCCTATCGACATGTTCTCCCCGTCCATCGTCCTCACCGGTGATTTAGGGTCCTCGACTATCATGTTCCCGTACTTGTCAATGAACCCCTCGTAATGCTCGAAACAGCTTATGAATATCTTGTACAGGTTGGTAACAGTCTGCCCGTTCCCGTCACGTTTTCTTGGATCGGAGTTGTAGTACAAGTACTTGTACCTGTCTCCAGCCAAGGCCTCGGGATCGTTGGCGTCCTTCCCCGTCATGAACTCCACGGTGGAGATCAAGATAGCCTTCCCGGTAATACGACGACCTTTAGTTAGGCATTTCCTTACCATCGTGAAGTGAGTTAACGTGTTACCGTTCTGTTTCTTCCACTTGCTGAACTCGTCACCGAAATAGAAAAGCAAAGCCTCGCCGTCGTAACTTGACTCGTTGGTGGGGCGGAAGTTTATGCGGGTGTTCAACGCCACGTCCACGATCTCCTTCTCCTGTCCCGCCTTTTTTAGCTTGTTACCCGGCTGGGCGAACTCCAGCTCAGACTTGGATTTCTCGTCCATGCACATCGGCTTGAAGTAGAACGGGAGGTGGGAGAACATGGTAGTGAGCCTCACGAAGTTGGACTTGGCGTCGGTATCCGTCTTGGAAGTCATCCCGGTCAGCTTGTTTCTTTGCTCTATCGTCTTGCAAAGTATGAACGCCATGATACAGTCCGTTGCCCCGAAACGACGAATCTTTTCCAGAATGATACCTAGACACCGGTTATCCCTGTACATGGCTTCAAGAAACAGGAACAACTTCCTCTGGGCGGCGGAGTAGTAGTAATACCCCCCGTCCGCTCCCGTGTAGCAATGGGTCATCATGAACCAGTGGGCGCCGGTTATGTACGTTGCCACCCCGTTGTTCATGAACCAGTACCCGTTCCGTTTCTTCATGTACTCGGAATCTATGTAATCCTCGTGTTTCTTGGCTGTTCTGGAGGTCAGTTCTCTTGGAGGTGCTTGCCTGCGCCAGAACTGGTCTTGCCTGAATCTCTTCCCCCAGTCAATATCCGCCTTGAGAGGTTTCTTGGGGAGGGCTATCCTTATATCGTTTATCTCGATGATCTCCCCCACCGTGCCTTCCGGGTCTATCACCACGGCATCAATGTCGGCACGATACCCTGACCTGTCCTTCATCTTGGCGAACTTGTCAGCGTATTTCTCGGCGTACCCTCCCTTGTAATCGCTCTCTTCAAGCATGATGTCTTCCTCTTCCAGCTTGCTCTTCACGTCATGAACGATGTCCTCTATCTCCATCACGTCGTTGAAGGCTACCAGCTTGGTGTCTATCATGGTGGATATGCTATCGGCATCGTTACCGATAACGTCATTGCTCATCACGACATCTTCCAAGCCGGAGTAGAGGGATTCCACCACCCCTTGGCTGGATTCTACTATCTTGTCTAGCGTCGCTCGAACCCACTTCTCCTGTTTCCTGTCATGATTCAGGATGGAACCAAGCATGTTCTTGCAACTAGTTATCGCTTTCTTCTTTAATTTAATGGCGTTCTTGACGGTGGTTTCCTTCTCCATAACTGCCGTGTCAATACCCGCCGTGATAACTTTCATCAGTTCTCCCACGGCGATCTTGCACGATTGTATGAATCTATCTTCACTCATCTCGTAAATCTCCTATTATCCAAGGTGTTTTCATCCTGTACAGCACCCGGTCATCTATCTTGAACTCGTACTCCGAGTCAAGGTTGAACACGACGGGTGTACCATCGTTTACCCCTTGTTCTCGTAACGAGTCGTTAGAGTATACCATGATCCCGTGCTGCTTCTTGTACTTGTCAGCGTTCGCTATCTCGAAGCTACCCTCCTTGAACTTGTCGTTGGGGACGGGGGACACGTAGCACCACGGGTCAATCGCTAGATGATCCTCCCCCCTCTTCACGAGGTACACGAACTCCACTGGGATGATGAACATGTCATCGAATAGCTCGTTACTGCTACCCACCTTCCCGTCCACGTATTCCACGCTACGACGCTTAACCATGTTATGGTGGAAGTAAGCGATGTCCCCGGGCTTTATCCTAGGATCGGATGACGTTACCACCTCCCCGTGTCTCACGACGTATGTCATGTCATCTATCGTGTTGTTCACGTAAAACTTGGTTCCACCGGGGGCGGTTATGGTAGTCTCGTACGTCTCGGGGACGTGAACGATCACCCCGTTAATCCCTTTCAAGTTCCTTTTCATAATCGCTCACGTCAATGGTTAAACTCCCGTCATCGTGACGGTATATCTCTTTCCACACCACCGCCTCGTTGCCGTCCTTCTCCCGGACGTGTATGGTTATCTTGTCACGGTTTTTAAGGCGCTCCTTCTTGATCGAGTGTATGATCATGCTCGTTAAACCCCCACCCCGTGACGTGAACGACAGCGATTGTCCCACCCGGAAACATAATTTCCTGCCGTTATCCATGTAGCTAAATTCTCTCAATTCCATCTCAATTCTTAGGTACTTGTATTTATATTGACGCTTCACTGGAACGCTACTTTTTAGGTCTATATCTTGACGGTCATCCATAGTTAGTACCTCCACGTCCGAACCCCGGTGTACCACCGGTTTTTATTAAACATTCTTATTTACTTATTAAAATTCCACCCGCTAATCCTGCCAATCCCCACACCCACCATTTCTCGTACCACCGGTCCCTCTCCTTTATGACGAGGGGTTGAATGGCGGTGGTGGTAACGTACGGGTTCTCGTTAACCACCCTCACGATATACTCGGTGCTACCCATGAACTTCTTTCTCTTGCCGGAAACGAGGTACTGGGAGGCGTACACCTCGAAGTTGTCGAAGTGGATGCCATCCTCCATCACCGTTCCGGAGACGTACCTGTACTTGTTCCTGTCATGGAAGGGGATGTACACGTTCCTGTAAACGGTATCAAATTTTATCGTTCCGGTATCCCTGTACACGGTGTTCACCTTGACGATAAACTCCGGCTTCATCCCCTTGATCAACTGTTTCAGGGAATCGTTCTCCTCTAGCACCTTGCTGGAAACCGATAACATGGATAGCTTCTCCGCCACCTCCCGGTTATACCGGTCCTTGTAAAGCCTGATGGTATCCTCCATCGCCCGGGCGTTATACACCTCTCCCCCCACCTCTCGGTTCCGACTTGCTAGGTTCGAGATGATGAACACCACCAGCACGGTCGCTATCCACGCTATCGCTATCTTCCAGTTATTCTTCATCGATTTCTTCTATAACAGCTATTATCTCCTTGTCATGCATGGCAACGAACTCGTCGTCACCTAGGAAGAACGGCGTGCCGGTACGGGAGGGGTGCAACACGATGTCTCCCGCCTTCACGTCATCCCTGCCCTCGTTCATGGCGACAACCTCGCTCTTCCGTGTTATCTCGTTTCTCGTCTCCGGGATGAATATACTCCCCACCTTTCGCATCTCTTGCTCTGTCTTCTTGATGATCACGTAATCGTTGATCGGCCTGATTCTTTTCATTTCAATTCAATTTTAATTATTATTCTGTTTTTCAATAAGTTTAAGTATAAGCTCGTATTTAGACTTGTCCGATTCCCTCCAATCCTCAATATTCTTCCGGAGGGCGTCCATCTCCAGTTTTATGGTGCGTTCTAAACTCTTGAACTCGGCGTTATGGACTTCCCTCAAGTTCAACAACTCCTTCCTGATCTCGTTATCCTTGAAGTCCACGTACTCCTTGGTCGGCTTGTTGAAACTAGTCGCCATAGCTGTCGTTACCACTAGTGCTACCGCCCCCATCACCGCCTTGGCAACGTTGCCTGTCACGTTGTCTATCCAGTTGCTCATTTTCAGAAAATAGTTTAGTTATGGCCTTCGCCATGATTAATAACGCCCCTATGATGAAGTTAAGCCATATTTTCCAAGTGTCAGAGAACGGGGAAGTGGTTATCAATCCCTGCCACATGGGAAGGGTGTAGACGCACGTGTCGCCTATCATCTTTATTTTCCGTGGGGTGGGTTTCTTCCAGTTCCTGACGCTAGCTTGCATGATTAACTCCTTTCCTCTATAATTTCCCAGAACACTTCATCACCATCCTTGATAAATTTCTCGACTAGAGCCTGTATTTCCCTGTCGGCACGACCCTGTATCGTTCTCTCCCCGGTACGGTTGTAAGCGACAAGTGGACATCCATCGGTATCATCCACGTCGTTGCCACCATGAACCCTTATGCCAGAGAATTTCATCCCGTTAACGTCAACGGTTTGTCCCGGAGTGTTGTATAACAAGATCATGTTTCTCTCGTACTTCGGGCTGTAAGTGATGGCAACCTTGTACTTGTGGGCGGGGATAGCCGTCTTGCCGGGTATCTTCACGTCTCTCACGGCGTCTTCAAGCACCCAGCAGAAGTCCTCGCCTTCAATCTCGATCCTGCCTACCGTGGCATCGTCGAAGAACTCTTTCCTGATATGTTTAATAACGTGTTCCATATCACAAATATACAAATTAAATCTTTCCGTAGTATCTAAAAAAGGCACCGAAAGGCCTAGTTCTCAAGTAATCCATGTTATCACGGTTCTCTTTAGCCTCCATCTCCATCGCCGAGGCGTAGTAAGCCTTGTTGTTGGATTCTCCAACCTCTTTCCCGTTGTCTTTTATAACGTGGTAAATGAACGATATTAACCACTCGACGAGGTACATGATGTAGTACAACGTGAAAGGCAAGAGGAACGGCAAGAACGCGTACCAGTGGTAGGGGGCGCTGAAAAGAAAACTAGCGAAATAAGCGATTATCATACCCATCGTGAAACAATCTTTCCATTGACGAACGTGAATACGTTCCTCGTTAATGGCGTAATCAGGCAACTGCCCTTCTTTCATTTTCGTTAATATGAAAGGGCCTAGCGTTATGGTTGAATACCCCTTGAAAAGTATCAACCTCGCCAACCAGTTGTTGTAGTAAATTTTTGTCATGTACATAATAATTAAATAATTAAGCCTTTATCGTAGCACCGAATGTTTGAGTAACCCCTTGAAATGTAAAGGTAAAAGTTGCATCAACATTCGGTGGAATTAAATTTAGATTGAGTGGAATATAACAACCACTCCCATCAAGATTATTAACAATATTTTTATGCCAATCACCCAATGCAATCGGAATATTAATACCATTTATGGTTCCCGTGGCCACTAAATCGTACCCCCCCAAATCATCAGTAACACCCACGTCTTTTGACATGGACCTACTTAAATATAAGCACGAGCTATTCGCTTTACTTATTGTTAACTTGTTCGTTGTAGACGCTTCAACCATGTTAGGAACTATCTTGTTTATCGTTGTTCCAGTACCACCGGTACACACGTAAGGTTTGATACTACCCCACGAATCTATTGATGTCGATTTAGACGAGCTTACGATCATATTCCCCTTGTACGCCCTGTGCAATAATTGAAGCTCCATCCCGGCAAGCGCCCTGTTAAAATACGAGTACTCTTGCAAGCAACCGTCCCACCAGTCAAGGGGTTCTGTCGTGTTGTGGAAAGCCCTACCAAGCCATATGTTCCCATCCCACCCCATCACGCCAGTACTACCGTAATCGACAGGTCCATTAAGGGGATGGTCAGAAGGGGACATTAAGCCGTATTTTTTACCGTTTAAATAAAAGTCAAAAGTTTTTGAAGGCCAGTCGAACACGACTATCAAATGATTCCAACCGTCTACTATCCAGTTTGTAACCGTGGCTTTACATACTTGATTTGACGCTCCATTGTACACTTGGAACCTCATCACTTTATCCATGGGGGTTCCCGGGGAATCAAGACCCATAGCGTATCCAAGACCCATCGTTCCATTACCATCTATAACACCACCCATGATCCCATCATAAGTCGTGTTAGCTTCCGCGCGACTATACGCGCACACGGATATGGTGAATGATCGCGTTCCCTTTACCACGTCCGGTAAACGAAGGGCTACCCCCCCACCAGACAAGTCCAAGCAGGGGGAACCGTTAAACCCGATCATGTAATAAGATATATTCCCCGCGTGATCAACCGGGTTATTACCGTTCCCGGAGTAATCATCAATGTCTCCACCTAACGGGAGGTATACCGTGGGTTTCAATTTTAGAATAGTGCTTATACCTGCCACTGGCCATATTTTCTTGCCGTTTAACCACGCTTCTTGTAATTTCTTGCCGTTCAAGGCTCCATCCACGAGCTTTCCTACTTTTCCTAGTTCTATTGCCATACTACGCGAATTTAAGATACAACCTGCCTGTAACCTGTGACGATTCTCCCGGTATCGTGTCCACAACCTGAACCGACGTTACCATGTTAGCTGCCGACACCGTCTCGATACAATTACTCAACTTGGTATACTGGGACGATGACATCAACCCGTTAGAACTTGATGAAGCTAGCCCGTACGTAGTGTTCGTTGATGTTATGGTAATGTTGCCTGAAGCGTCACTTGATATAGAAGTGGCCCCGGCTCCAATGAACCTAACCTGATTACGATACGTGTTATCGTCCGTCACCTTCAAGTAAGGGTTAGAAGCAGCCGCGTTAGCCGCAGTTCCTGACGCACCGGCGTACAATCTAGTCGTGTAATGAGTGTTCGTGTCGGTGTCTGTCCAAGGAACGGAAACGTACATCTGTCCAGAAGAGTTCAATTGAACAGCATAGTTCTTGGCCGCTAGACCAGTCGCCCCGATCTTGACAAGACCGTAAGTTGATGAAGTGGCGGCACTGTAAGTGGAGTTAGTATCCGTCCACGGTACCGCCACGTACATTTGACCGCTAGAATTAAGCTGTACAGCGTAGTTCTTAGCCGCCAAACCGGTAGCACCTATCTTCACTAAACCTAGTGTTGAAGATGTAGCTTGCGAGTAGGTGGTGTTGGTGGTGGGGGGGGTGTACCCTAGAGCCGTGGTCACCATTGATTTGGTGATACCTGTCAAGTAACCTCTATCAGATACCCACTCTTGGGTAGCAACAGGTTTTTCTTTTATGTACAGGTTTCCCCAATATCCATCAGCGTATCCAGTAGATGTACCGTTTTTCCAATACCATGTAGTTGGGATTTTTGTATCGCTAGGAGTTCTATAATTAACATAAAGACCACTTTGATTAGATGTTAGTATAAACTCGTCCCCAGCATTAACTATGGCCGGGTAACCACTCAATATTTTAAATGTTGATAATGGGGCAAATTTACTGTTAGCCCACGTTTGCGTGGCGTACCCTGACAGGTCTGCTGAAGTGAGTAGTTTTGCTTTTGAAATTGTATTTCCGAGATAAGCACCATCAGTTCCTACAAATAAATATTTATTGCTTTCATAGTTATATATATAGCTTCCAATGCTAGACAAGAATCCAATAGCTGCCTTACTAGTTCCGTTTAATTGAACTTTAATAAAGGATTCAGTTTCACTAGAATTTGTGTTATTTAATATTAATGAATTAGATATTGAATTGATAATTAATTGACCAGATAATATTCCCCCTGTCAAAGGTAAATATCCACCTAGTTTAGTATTAACCCATTTAGTATCAGCTAGGAACTTCCAATCAGTAGATTTTCCAGTAGAAAGAGTGTATTTTCTATATGCCATTCCTGTACCATCTATATCACCAACGAGCTGAAAAGCAAAATCACCGTTCCAGAAATAAGTCAGAGCTACTCCATCACCAATTGCCAGTCCACTCACAGGATCGACACCCGGTTTATTAATTACATTTTCTCCAGCAAATGATGAAATATGTAAAGCATCATTTGATACTCTACTAATATTAAGATTATTTATTCTAGAATCAGATGAAAACCCAGAATATGATTTAATAATACCTGATGAGAATATACCATTGGTGGGTACCTTTGTCGTATCCGCACCATAATTACTAGACACAAGCAGGTCTCCCACCTCTATCCCTCGTGGCAATCTCGAAATGGTGGCGGCTATCTTGTTATTAGTGTCTAATCTAAAACCAACACCTGTATTACCGAACATATACCTTTTAGAGTATATGGTGTTTATTGATGCGTAACCAAATGACCAGTCATTGGTGCCAAGGTATGAGGTGCCACCCGAATCAAGAGTTGCTTGAGTGTTAGGCAATAGTCCTTGGCCTGGCGTCCTAAACCAATTGTAGGTAGTCCCATCTATTCTGGCGATAGATGGATACGTGTTCGCATCCATCACCAGCACAGCCACGTTCTCGTCCGCGGTCACTACTCTCTTCCAGTTGGATGAATCACCGAATCCCTTGTTATTACTAGTACGGAAATACATGTAACGTGTTCCGTTTTCAATATTATGATTGAAGTCAAAATACAGTTGTGTACTTAAACTTGTACCAGTTATTAAGCTATTCCATAATTGCCACACAGTGCCATAGCTTGAATTGGTGGGGGAATTTAGTAGATAATTTGGTGCCGTGTAATTAGATATTGCTTTAGGTTTATCAGGACCATTCAGGACAGTATTAAGGTCTAAATCTTTTGAAAGTGGAAGTCCAACGAACCCGTAAGTCCACTTGGAAGTAGTAGGCAGGTATTGAGAGTAATTCGATTCATCCAAGATTTTGTACTCATTTTGTCCCTTCATATGAATCAAGTCCACGTTGCCACTCCTTATCTTGGTAGTTCCTGATGAACGTCCAAATTTAACCAAATCTGAAGCTTGAGACCAAACAAGCGAGTTTCCATTTAGGTCATCTAACGACCACACCAATGGGACTTGCATATTTGTCGGTGCGAATATGTATTGGGCATTAGTATAATTTACATCTCCAATCCCGATCCAAGCGTAATTAGCAGTATCACCATTACCATAACCCCCGAACATGATTCTTGATGTTACAGCACTATTATTTGACCATATAAGATAACGTTCCCACGGACTACTATTGGACATGTTTATTGACAGTGATCCTAGATTCGTTACCTCGAACGGACCCACGTTAAACTGCCCGGCGGTGAAGGTGTTTTGAGCGGTGAAGGTGTTAGCCTCGCTCTTCTTGGCCATGTCAGACACGTCTGGTATGTCAGAGGTTGAGGCGGGGGTGGGGAGGTTGCTGGCGTCCCATACCTTATAATTAGTACTATTCTTGGTATGAAATAAATCAGTGTCATCTCCTCTAAGGTAGAGGGAGGTGGAAATTCTTCCGAATATTGATGAATTAGAAGTTAAAGTAATCGCATCATTTTTACCATCAATCATTGACCATGATTCGGGTACAGTTAGTTTGTTTCTTCTGAATTTATACTGTGAATCATTAACGGTACCATCCCCAACAAGTATCCCAACAAAATCGGTGATTGGTACGTTATTCGTGGTCACAGCCTTGACACCGAGTCGAGCGACAACCACGTCATTGTCGGAAAATTCAAGACTTCGTACCCAACCCGTGGTACCATACGTTGATCTGGTCACCAAATTTCCAACCGCAGATACATACACTTCGGATTCTGACCCGGCAACAGAGAACTTACCTCCTACAAATGAATTCGTTCCCGTGAAAGCGTTATTCCCTGACTTGGTGGCGGGGTCGGGGAGGTTGCGTTTATCATATATTGGATATTCAGTCAAGGTACCATTATTATTTACCAAGTGAATTAAATTAGACACGTTTGACCGAATAATACCAACCAAATCTTTAGAACCCACCCCCCACCTACTTTCTGATTCTTTTAAATAAGTGAATAGTAACGCTTTGGTTCCATCATTATTATATATACCTTGTAAAGTATCTAAATTACCCGAGTCAGCAATTCTTATAGAACCAGTCATGGTTCCCCCACTCAACTTCAAGTATCCTTTTAGTGATTCAGTGGTTCCGGTGTTAACGGCATCTATGGCATCTGACACGGCCTTGACGGTGGGGGCGTAATTCGTTTCCTTGCCGGTTAACACGCTCTTGAGGTCAGCTTGATACAGCACCTCTGAATCATCTGAAGACCTGTGATAGGAGGGGGCAAGTACCGGGGTAGCTATGGTAACACCACTCCCCTCCATCTTGATAGAAGTAGTATCTCCAACTGACAATTCAAGGAATTTACCAGTTGAATTTACCTTTTCCACGTTGATCGGGGAATTGAATTTTATCCCGTTTCCGTACCCTTGCCCCCTCAATCCTCCATCAAACACGAGATACCCTGACACGGAAGATGGATATATTAACAGGTTGCCAAACTGCATATTTAAGTTAAAGCCGATAGCTGATCCACTACCGCTATTCAAGCTAGTACTACCGTAGGTTATGAATGAATTCTCGTTACCGAAGAACACGCTTTGTCCTTTTGGCACTATATTAGTAGTAACTACCATCTTGTTGGTATCATCCCATGACAGGAACATTCCATCGGTGAGTCTATCTTGATCAAGAGAGTACAACACCTCGGCATTGTCTGATTCACGATAAAAAGAAGGTGCTTTAACTCCACAAGAAGCGGTTATAGTGTTTGGACTCCCCATCATGTGACTATAATACGAGAAATAAGCATTCTTACCACCTATGATAACATTTTTATCAAGGACGGGACTAATGAATGACGGTTTTTTTATATCAAGAATAAACTTGTCATTAGAACCACTAGAATCTCCAAGTATTATACCATTCGTGTTAGTTGAAATTAAGGAATACTTGACTTCATCCTGTGGTATACCCGGTAATAACGCCAAGATGGAATCATCGCCACTCATGGATAATGCTAACCCGGCTTCCATGAACTTCATTTTGAGGGTAGCGTCAACGATTTCCGGATCAAATTTGAAATCTAACGATTTGTTATACGGTATCACGTTAGTGGTCTTGAACGTCTTGGTGGCTGCGTCCCACGAGGCGAACATACCGTCAATCATGTTCCCCACCGGCTGTCTAAGTGCCACGTCGAACATGTTCCCTTCTTTCCCGATCTTGAACATCCCGTCCGACTCGTTGAAGCCGAACATGAAGTTCTGTTCCGTTCCACGATCTACCTCTATACCGGCGAAACCTGCCGTTACACCGGCGCCAGTCTCTCCCTCGTTAATCAGGATCATGTTATCACGCACTTCAACCCTCTCCGCTTGAGTTATGAAAGCGTCACCCTCTTGAGTGACGTCACCTTTTATCACGAGGTTCTGCACGGTGAAGTTAGCGTAACCGGCGTCTCCCTTGGTGCGGGTAGACAATCCCCCACCTTCCGCTTTCAACATGGCTCCCGTGTTACCGGAGTCTATAACGAACGTCTTGCTCGTGGTACCCGTGTCCGTGTTTTGCTCGTGGGACAACGCCTCTAGCGCTTCGAGCCTGTCGTCCGTTGATCCTGAAAGGTCCGTTATCTGTCGTTGCAGGTCTTCCTCGACGCCCGTGGCTCGCTCGGTCTCGGCGGTTATGGCGTTTTGAAGGTTAGTGTCGGCGGCTTGCATCTCCTGCCGTATCTTCGCCTCTTCCGCTTTCGCCCTGCTGGTTTCGGTGGCTATGTCGCTAGCGTTCTTTGATATGGCGGCGTCATGAGCCTCGTCCCGGGCTGTCGATCTGGCAACCTCCGAGTCTATGGCGCTCTTGTTAGCGTTAACGTCCACTCGTAACCCCTTGAGCAAGGTGTCATGCTCGGCGTCCTTGGTCGTTGACCTGTTGATCTCCGCGTCTAGCTTGGAGCTGGTGGAATCCACGTCATCACGCAACCCTTCCAGTAACTCGTCATGCTCCTTGTCTTTAGCCACCGACCTGTTGATCTCTTGATTCAACATCTCGTTGGTGGAGGTGAGGTCTTGACGGAGGTTAGCTATCTGCTCGTCATGTTGCTCGTCCTTCCCCGTGGACCTGTTAATCTCCCTGCGCAACTCTTCCTCTATCCTTCTCACGTTAACGTACGTGGCGTTCAGTGAATTAACCAAGTTGGTATTGTCCCACGTGTCAAGAAGATTCATGTCCCCGATAACCTTGAACATCATGTCACCGGTAACGAACTTTTTACTTCCCTCCTCGATGGGACCGGATAAATTCTTTATTATTAAATCAAACGTGATCGTGTTCGGTCTAGCTTCAAGGTCGGCGCCCGCTTGTATCATAAACAAGTCGGAGTCAGCCAGCGTGCTGACCAACTCCATGTCTTGCGTGAACCTTATCTGCTTGACTTCCCCGATCACCGGGACCTCCGGTAACTCCGATGAATCCACGTTCTCTAGGGTAATCTTCTTTGACATTTTTTCTAGTTCTTTCTTGGCCGCCCTTTCGGTTTAGATTCTTCCTTGGATTCTTCCTCGACGGGGGCCGGGTTAAACGTTTTATACAAGTCTTCCAGTTCCTCGTGTTCCTTTTCCACTTTCTTCAAGGTCTCCGGGTCAAGCAATCCTTTCTCCGGGTTCTCGACGATCATGGTCATGAAACGATCGAACAATGACATTACAGGACCGTTAAGGCTGTTACCTTTCATTTTCTTCACGATCTCGTCACAGATGAAACTTACCACCATGTGATGTAACTCGTAATCTCTAGGTTCTTGACCCTTCTTGTTCCATGACACGGTTCCCTTCTTCTCGTCAGAAGTGATCTCGAACTCCTCGTAATCCTTTGGCGACAACCCTAGGACGAGGGAGGCGGATTGGCACATCACGATTTCTTTTTTCGTTCCGTTCTGTGAATTAAAAGATTCAATGACGTTTGATAACAACATCATGCGGTCTAAAATAGTCAATTTAATTTTCATTTCAATGTAAATTTAATATATTAATAATAACTAAACTCTTTCTTCAAAAGAAAGCCAGTTTTTAGGCATTTGAGACGCTATCCATTTATTAGAATCAACTTTTATAACAAATACTATATCATGACCGGCAGAAGAAACTCCTTTATAATACAAGTCGTCAATTATGAAATACTCTCCTGAAGACCACGGGGCGTATATCCAGAATTTCTCGTCCGCCCATGACATGATAAAAAACCATGATCCTATCGCTAACCTAGGTTCTATATTAACAATCTTGTTAGATCCACCACCATACAAGACAACCATGTTGTTATCAGTTCCAATACTTATTTGTTGTCTATCTGAACTAAAGGAATGTCTTCGTAAACCGTTAAAAATTAACGCTGCTCTTTGCGACGCCAAGTTAATACCTCCCGGCTCCGTTCTTGTAGCGCCACTAAAATTAGGATCAGGACCTATATCAACCCATCCGTTACCTATCCTGACATCACCATAACCGTTTATACCAGAATAATAAGAATAGGAATTACCACTGTAAGTTACATACCCTTTATTAATATGAATATCTCCTTCTTGGATTCTAATAGCTTGAGGACCTGAATTAACGGAAAAATTCCTAGTTCCACCCGTGATAGACAAGTACATGAAAGTGGTGGTATCATAACTACCCCTCTGTTTAACTTTACCGTACAACATTGGTCTAATTCCGGCAGAAGATGGGATAACTGATGTTCCGATAGCTATTTGTCTATCCCAGTCGCTATCCGTTGCGTTCCAATTTTCACGATATACAAGACCTCCATTGTACAATTTTGACTTGTAATACGTTTTCCCGTTCTCTGTAACTTGATTGTAAGCCAAACCGTCAGAATCTATGGTAAGGTTGCCTATCTTCCCCCCACTAGCCATAACCGTACCCTCGATGAAGGCGTTCTGGGCGTACAATATACCCGAGTCACTCACGGCGAACGTTACCTTGTCGGTGGGGGGATCGTAGTTGTCCGCCCCGAGCTGGGTGGTGGCGTACTTTAGCGCTTCTTTTGCCTTTTCAAAATCTCCACCACTATAAAATCTAGGTACACGGTTCCTGAACTGTCTTATGGTCCACACGTCACCTTGCCCGGGTGCTAGCGTTGATCCACCGTACATCCCACCGGTTTCTACCCAGTCACTGGGTATCTCGTCAGGAACGGAACTACCGTCACGGAGGGAGGGGGAATAACCAACCTTGATGTACGTGGTTGATATTAAACCTCCATCTATTTCCGTCTTCTGTTGCAAGGCGTGCTTGAGGTAGTCGAGGGTCGTCACGTCGTTAAGGTCGTTGTTGATAACCGGTACGTCCTCGGTATCTATCATCTTGGTGCCTGCTGAATCGAAGAAGGCGATGAACCGGATGTTTGTAGGCCAACCTTTCGTTGAACTTTTCGCCAGCGTGTACGTGTACTTCGTGGTTGCGGTACCACCTGCAGATTTTATAACCGTCCAGTTCTTCATGAAATCGTAAGATACCGCCACGTACCAGTAACAAGAGTAATCGGTAACACCGACCCCTCCCTCACCCTTGTGGGCGGTAGCGGTCACGGTGGCTGGACTTGCGCTATCATCACGAATCGAAGCGCTAGAACAATCGGTGGATAACCAGTAAGCCGTTCCGGGTAAACCGTCAGCACCGTCGTTTCCGGGGGCGCCGTAAGACCCGTACGTCCATCCTGAAACGGAGCCGAACTTGTCAACGGTTCTACTACGCATCCATGCGTAAGGTTTCGCAACAGTCGTGCTTTGAGGACCGTCTGTCCACGAGCTTTCAGCTATATCAGAGTGAGAAGTTCTTGAAGCACCTATGGAGAACTGGAACTCGGTGTAACCACCGGATTCACCGTCCGCCCCCGGTTGTCCCTGTTCACCCACGACACGGATGGCATCGGACCACGCCCCGCTCCCGACACGTTGTCTCATGTAGATGTCACCCTCCACGAACGGGTAGTGCCAGTTGGAAGTACCGTTAACGGAGAATTGAACGGATATGGAATCACCCTCGGGTCCCCGCTCCCCTTGAGGGACACGGATAACCTTGAACATCTTCTGGATGGAGGGGAAGGCGCCGCTAGCGCTAGACACGTTGAAGATAACCGAACCGGTCATGTTAGACCCGGTGAAACCGGTTACCTGAACTTGAACGTACTCGGAATTGTTGGTTCTCGTGAACGTGATACCCGAGTCGGCGGACACGGTTACCGTGGCTTGGCTCGTCACGTTCTCGGTCCCGTAGAACACCCGCAGTCTAGTCAGCATGTTGTTACCGTAGTAACCACCGCTACCGTCAGAGTAGGTGTTCGTTGAACCCACCTCGTTGTCAAGGTCTATAACGTAGTTGGACTCTCCCGGTATCCCGGAAACGTCCTGTATCAACACGACCTCGCTGTCGCAGATATTAACGAAACCCTGGTCGAAGTAAAGCTCCGCCCTGAGGTTCGTCCACGACGGGTCGATGTCAACGTCTATGTAAGGTACCTGTGAAGTCCACGACTTTATCGTGGTCCAGGTCTTTTGATTGTCTTTAGAGTAAGCGGTTCGCCAGTAACCGAGCGACCACCCCGTCACCCCGTCGGCTACCGATCCACGTTTTGCCGTGAAACGCACTTTAGGGGGATTAGGAGACCCGTTCAGCATGTTGATGAACCTCGTGTCCGGGACGATCCAGTAAGAGGCTCCTGACGGCCCTGTAAGCACGACAGGGGTACTCCACCCGTCAGCCGGAACTTCCGTGGCGGGAGGTTCAACCGTTCCCTTTCTCATCCACAGGAACTCGTTACCGCTAGTCTTGGGAGGGGCGTCTTGCCATCCCGAGGTGGGGGGTGTCTCCATCGAGGTATTCTTGGCGAACTGGTAGTCAACGTATGTACCGTCCTGCCCGGCCTCCCCCACGATCCTCATGGGGTCTGACCACGTCACGCCGTCGTCCATCTTCTGTCTCATGAACACGTCGTCAACCTGGAACGGGTAGTGCCAGTTTGAGTTACCATCTTTAGAGTATTGCACTTGCAAGCCGATACCGTCCTTTCCCTTGTACTCTGACCACTCGTACTCACGGTTGTAGTAAGCCACGTCGATGGTCTGTTCCTCTCCCGGCGGGAAGGTGTCTTCCTCCTGGTTCACTTGATTGTAAGAGAACCCTATGAATCGAAGCCCTTCCGCCGAGCCGTCGTTGGTCACCTGTGACAGTGACGTGATCGGGTGGGTGGTGGAGAACTTGATCCAGATGAAACGGTCACTTCCCGGGGGTCCAGGTACTCCCTCCCCCGTGAGCAGGGAGAACTGGTAATCCGACGGGTTAAGCGGCATCGGGGGGTTCGGCGTCTCCTTGTCGTGCGCCAGCCCTATGTATTTCTTGCCTTCCGGGGTGAGCGATATGCCCGTTCCCGCCTCGTCGTCAGCGTAAACGATCCACACGTAACCGCCGGGTCCACGTTGACCCTGTTCCCCTTGCTTGTTCTTCGAGATGTTGAACCTCTTCTGCAAGGTGGGGGCGTTTATAGTGTCCGGGTCCATAGTGTTCTTCGGCATGCAGGTGAACAGGATGAATCCGTCATCCTCTTCCATGCCCTTCACCTGGACGGTCTTCCCGTTGTTGGTTGCCAGGTAATCTATCGTGTCCGGGTTGGCCTCGGTGGAGAAGTTGTACTTGGAACTGATGTCCTTCCCTCCCTTCGTCACCATAGCGGTCGTCTTGGCGTTATCGCCCCAGTAACCACCGCTACCATCCGGCTGGGTGGAAACTATGCAGACGTCGTTATCGAGGTCCAGCGAGTAAGCCGCCTCTCCCGGTTCACCTTTTATCTCCTCGGAGCTTAAAGCCCCGTCGAAAGTCTTGCTGCAATTGAAAACCAGGTCCATAGTCACGCCGGCACCCTCGAAGTTAACGGTGAGGGTAACGGACGCCATGTCCTGGAACATGTCAAGGATGTACATCTCGCCTCCCGCCTGCGTGAGGGCGGCGGTACAACCTGACACCTTCTTTATGGATAGCTTGTACTGTCCCTTCCCCGGGTTAGGGTTGGGGGACAGTAAAGTCGTACCGGCGTAAGCCACGACACCCGTCTTGGCACGCCCGTTCTCGCCGAGCTGGCCGTCCTTGATCTGCCCGTTGTAATCGGACGCTATACCCACGTACGGGTTATCCAGCACGGCGATGTAACCGCCGGCCCCGTTGATACCGTCAGACACCTTGATAAGAGACGCCACGTCGGAGTACTTCTCCCCGTCCATCTCCACCTCGTACATGACGGATAGCGTACTCTTGTTATCCCACCACTCCTTGTCGGGGGTGATGACGAGTATCTTCTGGCTCTCGCCCTCTATCTCCTTGAAACCGTCGCTTGAAAGGTAGTACCACCTGCGGTAACCACCGAGATCGGAGTTGAAGTTGTTCTCCGACACCCGTATCGTGATCTCGTCAGGGGTCGTGTTACCGTCCTTGTCGGTCATGAAGGCGGGGGAGGGGTCTGGCATGATGTCAACGCTCTTGGACACCGCCTTGTTTATATCGTTAACCAGCTTGTCGTACTCGGCGAAGTTGTCAAGACCGGTACATCCTGGACCTATCATGATGTTCTCGAAACGACCGTTCTGCACGAATATACCGGCGGCGGCGGCGTCTAGCGGGTCTCTCCCGAACACCCCCACCCGTTTACCCGTGAGGTCGTAGGAGTTGATACCCATGTATATGGATATGGCGGGAGCCTGGTCAGAGGCGGCATCCAGCATGATGGCGGATTGTCTCGGCTTGTTCTTGTCGTCTCGATGCCCGAACAGCACGATCTCGTCACCGGCCTCCGGGATGTCACCGTTACCGTCCTGATCGGTCTTGGAGAGGATACAGTAATCCGCCCCCACCGCTATGACGAGACGCCAGTAGTACTTCTGGTACTCCGGCGTGAACTTCTGGCATCTAGCCTGGTCGTAAACTATGAACGTGTTCAGTTCACCATCCTCGGCGTAACACTTGTAACCTTGATCCAGCTCTTCAACCTTCCCGATCTTCATGTTGGTGGGGGTGATGATCACCTGCCCGGCCTGCGCCGTCAGTTGCTGTATCACGAGGTTAACGAACGTGGCCTTCTTCCGTATGTAAGCGTAGTCAACTTCAAGGTGAGAGTTCCCGGTCTCGTCGTTCCATAACGACCCGCCGGCGATCCCTTGCTGCCAACCGGGCGTGTCGTAATGCGTGGCGATAAGTCTAGTGAAAGCGCCGGCGTAGAGGTCAATCCATATCTCCGCCTCCGGGTTCTTGAGGTCCTCCGCGCGCACGTAAGTCTTTAAACCGTCACGGAATATCCTGAATATAAGGTCATTAATCGTGATAGATTCACCAACCTTGAGCCACTTCGAAACCGTCAACGTGTTGAATATGGGATCGGTGGACGGGTTACCGCTACCTTCCCCCACCCCCAGCAACTTGCCCAGGGTCTCTAGCGTTATGGTTTCGGGGTCACCACCGAGGTTGTCAGCCCTCTGCGTCATCAGGAAGTCAGCCAGTGACGGGGAGGGGTTCTCTTTCATCCCCGTGGGGAACTTTATGGAGTTCGGTACCTCTCTAGCGTTTGCCCCGAACAGTATCTCTTTCTTCTCTTCGCTCATGTTAAACTACTTTTTAGGCTTTCCGCCACATCCTTTACGTTTTTTGCTTTTCATGGTGATTGCATTTATACAGAGACAAATATATGAAAAATATTTTGATTCCACGAATAAAATACTCACCTTTGTATCATCACGTGGACTGGCTCCAAGAACAAATATTTAACACCAAGAACATCAGTTCTAATCCGCACGACAAACGTATCCTTCTACTAAATTCCTCGTCCACGTGATTTTTTTTGCCTTTACTCTTTGTTTTCTCGAAACTTCACCGTATATTTGCATTGCTATGTAATAGTAGTCTGACTTGGAGGCTAGAGACTATGACAAGCAACCTAAAATTCGCGTTCTACATACTTTATAGATATTTAAGAGTTTATCCTTGATCCTCTAGCCTCCAACAACACTAAGACTGGTCAAGGATTTCTCTTTTTATAGAGATTCCCACGACAAGAGGTATATAGCGGCAGTTGAAGACAGAGCGACCTGTCGCCCCGGTTGACACCCGAAAACGCTCACCAAGACTAGAGTGTCTGGAATATAAACTGTTCATGAATAAGGTTCAAAGAAATCTCGCTACGTCTGTACGACTTGACGACGAGTAACCCATGCCGAAAGGTACAAGGTGGAGGTCATGGACCACCAACGGGCCGAATCGCTCCTAACAAAGAATCTATAACATAGGTTATAGAGGGGAGATAGGAAGCTTTCATGGAGAGGGAGTGGGAGTCACTCGACCAGAAGGTCCCGCCCACCCTTGCGTATTCTTCTTGTTATTTAATGCTCGCCGTGGAGGTCTCCTCCCATCTACTAGACTATATGTGTTCATGTATAACACTTGTTTACTAATATAGCTAGTATATTAGTAACATTTATATTACTAATAACCTACTAATATACAATAAATATATTATAGGTGATGTCATGTAAAGGAAGCGGTGAGTGTTAGCTAGCATGGGGAAGAAAAAGTCGGAGGTATGTTTATACCAAAAATAATAATATATTATAAACTAACATAGTTGGTTTTTAGTTTAAATATTCTTATATTTGTATCATGTTAAACGCTTATAAATATCGACTACATCCCACGAGGGAACAATCAGAGTTCTTCAACAAGAGCTTCGGTTGTGTTCGTTTTATATATAACTGGGGATTGCAGAAGAGAATAGAGGCGTACGCAAAAGATAAGGGAAGAATATCGTACATACAATTATGTTACATGTTAACCGACCTGAAAAAAGATGAACGATACTCGTGGTTAAGAGAGGTGAGTACCGAGTGCCTACAACAAGCGTTGAGGAATCTCGATGCCGCCTTCACCAGATTTTTCAGGGAGAAGAAAGGGTTTCCTAGGTTCAAGTCGAAGAGTAGATCGAGACAGTCATACAAGGCTATACTATCTGTTCACGTGGATCAAGAAAGGAGAAGGATCAAGCTACCTAAAATTGGATGGGTAAAGTACGGTAACAACAGGAAGTTTGAAGGAGACGTTAGATCGGTAACGGTTAACATGACCCCTTCGGGTAAATACTATGTTAGTGTGCTTGTTGATGACGGAAAGGAAATACCTGAAAAATTACCGGTAACTTTCGATACCACGATAGGTATTGACATGGGTATAAAAGATTTCGCCGTGTGTTCTAACGGTGACACGTACGAGAACCCGAGACATTTAATCAAGGCTGAACAGAGATTGAGAACCCTGCAAAGACGATTTTCAAGAAAGAAGAAGGGAAGTAACCGTCGGAACAGGGCTAGAATGATACTTGCTAGACAGCATGAAAAGGTAGCCAACCGCAGGCAGGATTATCTTCACAAGATAAGCACTAAAATTGTACGCGAGAACCAAGCGATCGTCGTGGAAGATTTAAACACGAAGGGGATGATGAGAAACCATCGTCTCGCCAAGGCGATAGGAGCTTGCGGTTGGTCTACGTTTTTCAAGATGCTTGAATACAAGTGCGAGAGACAGGGTAAAACGTTTATACGGATAGGAAGATTCGATCCTTCATCCAAGATGTGTTCTTGCGGACACGTTTACAAAGGACTGAAACTTTCTGAAAGGGAATGGGTATGTCCTAAATGTGGATCGGTTAACGACCGTGACTTGCTCGCAGCTTGTAACATCAAGCGTTTTGGATTACAAGAACAAAATTTATTGTTTAATAAAAAACCTGTGGCACACGGGGGTTTGGACGTGGAGGTTCCAACTATGGATGACCGTCAAGAGATTGACCTAAAAAGTAGCGTTCCAGTGAAACGTCAATACGTACAAGTATAATATGTACATAAGTGCCTAGTTGTAGTATATTAGTAGTTTATATTTAGTAGTATATAGATACAGTATATAGTATACCTTATCAAGGAAGTGGTAGACATTAGCTAGTATTTGGAAGAAAATGGCTGGATCATGCATCTAGTGAGATGAACAAGGAAACGATAGAGAAGAGGTTCAAGATGGAGAAGGTCAAGCAAGATAGCAAGGCCGCAAGGCTGAAAAGGATGGTGAGGTTCCGAAGAGAGATACTCCCCTCCCTCGACGCTTACGACGTGAGAGCCTTCAATCGTTCAACCATGTTCAAGTTCTTTGACGAGAGGTGGGGGGAGATAGACGTTTACCCGATGGCGGACAAGCTACTCGTTATAGAGGACCACGAGTGGGTGAGGGGGGCCAGGAAATGGATAATTAAAAATATATTTTTAGAATAATAGTATGGCAACGGGAGAAGAAGTGATAAATTACCTGTACGGGGCTTACATAAGGCACCTCGAGAGGGAGAGGTTGAAAACGAAAATCCAAAGGGATAGCGAGAGACTATGTAACATGATAACTTGCCGTCCAATACCCTCCGACCCCATCGAGGCTTTCTTCGAGGACAGGGATAGATATTACAGTCGTAAACAACACCCGAGCATGGACCGGGAAGAACTAGACGTGGACGATTAGCATGAAAAAGAAGAAAATCAATTACTTCATCGTTGAAGTGGACCTGTACAAGGTTGATGTACTGGTGGTGGGGGGGGGATATTGAAGGGGCGATAGAATGGCTATCAAACAAGAACGTTACAGATAGCGATATAGAGTCCATAAAGAGTAATTCAAACGATCAAGGAAACGTGTTGTTGTTAAGTAATAACGCTATTTACCTTCACGTCATGGATCGAGAGAAGACTAACTTCTGGACGAGCGTTCTCGTTCACGAGGTGTTCCACGCCGCCAGTTTCCTACTCAAGAGCAAGGGGATAGAGCTGGACGAGAGTTCAGAGGAGGCTTACGCCTATCTTATCGAGTTTATTTATTACAAAATAATGGAGCAGTTAGATGAATTGAAAATAAAATGAATTTGCGTCGTCTTTGCTGTGAACTACCCTAAAACTAAATATTTGGGGTTTCTTGGGCTGAGTGAGTAACCCCACTCATATCTCCACAAGCGTTAATTTCGGTCGTTCCAACCGTATTTATATTTCGTAAAGCAAATAGTTTGATATTATTTGCAGCGAGTAAATCTCTATCATGTATTGATCCACATTCTGGACATACCCATTCACGTATGTTAAGAGTAAGACTTCTATTGATATAACCACAAGTACATAATCGACTACTTGGTTCAAATCTACCAATACGAAGAATATTTATTCCTCTTTCTTTTGCCTTGTATTCTAAAATTGTATTAAATGCACCTATGGAAATATCTAAAAGTGATTGAGCAAGATGATGATTCTTGACCATTCCTTTTACATTCAAATCCTCAAGACAAATAGTATCATAGTTATTAACAAGATAGTAAGTAACCTTATGCAAGAAATTATTTCTTCTATTAACTACTTTCTCGTGTGCTAAAGCCAATTTTATTCTCGATTTTTCTCTATTTTTAGAACCTTTGGCTTTCCTAGATAGAGAGCGTTGAAGTTTCTTAATTTTATCAAGTGATTTATTTAAGTATTTAGGATTTGGAATTTCAGTTCCATCGGAAATTACAGCAAATGTTTTAATTCCTAGGTCTATACCAACTGTTTTGTTTTCACAAATTGGTCTCATAGGTGTATTATGCTCGTTCATTTCCACAAGAATTGAAATGAAATATTTACCTGTAGCGGTTCTTGAAATAGTTGATGATTTAACTATACCTTCAAATGTGCGATGAATTTTAGCCTTAATCCCACTCTTGAATTTAGGAATAAATACATAATTATTTTCAAAATTAACCTTTGTATTTTTAGGTACAGAAAAACTTTGTTTGTTATCTTTTTTAGACTTGAATTTTGGGAATCTTCTATGCTCTCTAAAAAATTTCGTATATGCAGAATCAAGGTTAGCTAGAGATGCTTGAAGAGAAGATGAATTGACTTCTTTCAGCCAACAATACTCTTCCGATCTCTTCATTTTAGGTAAATCTGACTGAATATCAAAACGAGAAAGATTAATTCTATCTATTTGATAAGCCTTCACTTTCTTGGCAAGAGCATAATTATATATAAAACGACAAGAACCAATGTGCTTTTCTATAAGCACCTTTTGCTCGTTATTTGGATATAATCTATATTTGTATGCTCTATATTTCATACCATAAATATACAACTAATTTAGCAAAACACGAAGTAAATTCTAAAAAATATTTTTTTTTGTATATACCTAAAATATTATTAGATTTGTAACGAAGTAACAGAATTCATACACCATGAGATTTTTTGTTTATTTCTTAAATAGTAAGTGAGTTGTTCCCCCTCGTGCCACCGGTATTGGAGGGGGAAATTTCAAGGTTTTCATGCAGTTAATAATAGTTTTCAAGGGAGTGGGTATTTGTTATTTTGGCCCACCCCCTACTCCTTTCAAGAATTCATCATGGAAAATTACGACATCTACACCAGCACCACCAACAGGGAATACAAGGAACAGGCGGAGAGAGCCATGAAGATGTATTACGACACTTTCGAGGAAATAGAAACCGTGAGGGTATCCCCACGGCTTCAATATGTAAAGAAACGGCTTAAACGGGAAAAATCATCAAACGGTAGCCGTGGTAACGGTGATGGTAAGCGTTGAGTTATCAGACAACGTGCATTTCCCACCGGTGATCTTGCCGGAAGAATCGGCGGTGAGGCTGATTGCCTTAACGGATTTACCGTCAGCTCCTTTCGCCCCGGCAGCGCCAGTAGCACCTTTCGCACCGGCTGGACCTTGAGGACCGGCAGGACCCGTGTCCCCCTTCTCCCCCTTCGCCCCGGTGGCTCCAGTGGCTCCCTTGTCACCCTTCTGCCCCTTCAACTCTCCAGACTCCAATTTTTGCTGGAAACTTTTACCGTCATCGAAAATAACGGAGGAGGCGGGGACGGAGTAAACGAACGTCTCGGCGCTCGTCACGTAACAAGCGTTGATCACCTCGCTGTTAGAAACGATGTCCACTGTAATCTCGCCATCCCCCGGTATTTCCATGTCTATTAACACGTCAGTTTTCTCCGGCTTGATCACCTTGTAAAGAACTGGGTCAAATCCCTTCGGGTACAAGTAGATCATCACGTCAGAGTTATCCACCCTGTCAAGGAAAACGTTAATCTTCCCGCTAGTTGAAAATGAAACCTTGAACTTCTTGTCCCCGGTCTCGTTGAATTCTAAGTTTTTTAATGCCATAATACATGTATTTAATTGTACATCAAATATATAAAATTATAACTAAAATAGAAAACCCCACCCCGTTGATGGGGAGGGGAAATCTACATGTCTAAAAAGAAATAAATCAAAAAGTACGAAAACAAACAATGAAGTTATTGATTATCAATTAGTTAGCTAAAAAGGTAAATCTGATTCATCTTCTTGTTGGGGGAAATTATCTATACCTCCTTGTTGCTGTTGAACCGGCTGGGGCTGGGGTTGGGGGGTTGACGGTTGCTGGCTGAACTCCTGTCTAGCTTGAGCGAACTGCCCTTGATCTTGAAGGAGGGCGGGGTTCTTGCCAACGATCTTCACGTTCCAACCGGTGCATGACGTGAAGTAACGAACGACACCGTCCTTCTCCCACCGTCTCGATTCAACGTCGAATCCCACCTCCACGGTGTCACCTATATTTAATTGCACGAGGGAGTCGATACGGTCGTTCAGGAACTGGATCACGACGTCATGATCCCACCGCCCGTCGTTCCACGTGAATAATACCTCTTGTTTTCTCAATTTCTCGCTCACTTGCTGTGGCTGGAAGATGTCTTTAACTTTAAATTCTTTATTCATATCTAATAGATTTTTTGTTTAGACAAAAATAGGGAAAAACTTTGACGTTTACAAGTATTTTATATATATTTGTTCCGTTAAATATTAAATTTTATCGACATGGGAATTGAAATAGAAGAAATGGCGCTCCTGATGTCCATGCAGGATGTAAGGGAGGCAACTGACGCGGAGAGAATCGACGACATCAACATAAGGAGGTTGTCGAGCTTGATGAAAAAGAGTGATGACGTGTTCCTCGGTGGCATGCTGAAGGACGAGAAGGTGAGCGGTAGCGTCGTCCTAGTGTTGTGGGTGGTGAAGAAGGAGATAGAGGAATACATGATAGACAACAACGTGGAGATGAAGGGTGACGATGAAGTGAAGCAATATTTCGCCAGACAGTTCACCGACGGTCACCGGTTGAGGCTAGTTCTAAGGAACCTAGCGTCCAGAAACACCCTCCCCCTAGCTCACTTGTACCTCAGGCAGATACTGTCAAAGTACGATGACTGGAACCTTGACGCGATATTCAAGAGGTATCACGATCTAGTGGAATCTAAAACCGATAGTCAATTACTTAACTATTTAAAATAGAATTATATATGGTGAAAAGACTAGGAAGACCGACAGTGTGGCAACATTACAGTGAATTTGACTGGATGGCCCCACGTCACCATTACAGGATGCAGGATAACGGCAAGATGTACAAGTACGTGTGGAAGAGAAAGCTTGGTCCGGTGTTGCAAGGAACGATGATAGGATGCACGTTCGGCAAGCACAAGTACTTGATAGACGAGTGCATGAGAAGACAGTACAAGATGGATGACAAGAAGCTTGCCATCGTGTATTACCTAGCCAGCCTTGACAGGGTGGTGTCGATAGACGACTTCAGGGAAATACCGTTCATGTACGGCAGGGACGGGTCAAAAAAGATGGTGAAAAAGTTCAAGGAGGAAGGGCTGATGACCGATTTCGACGGCGGGGGTGGCACGAAGCACAAGAAAAAGACGTACGAGCTAACGGTGAAGTGCAGGGGAATATACAGCAGGTACCTGAGGTACTGCATGTTGCTAGAGAAGATGCCCACGTATTCAGGGGACATGGGGGAGGACTGGATGAAAGTGATACCCAAGAGCGAGAGGCGAGGCATGAGGTTTTACGTGAACTGGGCGGGGGCCGTGAAGAGGTTTAACAAGGAGGTGATAGATAACGTGGCCAAGTTAAAGGCGGAAATCGAACTCGATAAAAAAGAGAAGGAGGGGGAGATATGATTTACTTGATGCTATCCATATCGGTTTGCACGTTAGTTATGGTCGTGTTCATCTCGATTGACGTGTTAAGGAGCAGGTCGGTCGTTGACAGGACGAGAGAGGACATCGAGATGATAAAGAAGAGCGTTCGAGAGATGAAATCACCCGTGGCGTACACGACTGATAATTACGTCATCATCCCTAAAAGTCACATTGACGAGTATAACAGGTCCGTCGTGGAAATATCCATACAAGGAAAAGGGATACAGTTCTCCGGTAACGGGAAGGATTTCGAGGACGTACCCTCCATCACGCACGTTAAGGTGGGGGATGATATTATAAGCAGGAAAGAGGAAAAGTATTACTAACTATTTAATATTCAAGGCAATGATAAAAGCTACTATTGAAATTGACAACGGCACTCACGTGGTGCTATTACAGGATGAAGATGGTAACAAGATGGTAACGTCCGTCCTCCCCCTCCTCGACATGATAAAGTCAGGGAAGGATATACTGGTGGAAGGAGATAACGTGGTGGCGGGGAAGGTTAAAGATTACATCATCAACCTTAAAGAGAACATCGATATACTGGAAGACATCAAGGAGATGGTGGGGAGGGAGCCGGAAACTATTTTACCGGTTAACTTCATGAATAAAACCATGCTGGGAGGATACGTTCTCGAGGCAGATGGAAAATTCTTGTCACCCACCCCAACGATCGACAAGTACTTCGATGAGAGCGGTTACCCGTCATATTTTTACAACAAGATAGATTTCGAACCGTCTCGTGACATCGTGGAAAAGATGAACGAGGCGACGGAACCCATGTTAAAGCTGAAAAGTAATAACGGGATGATCAATCATTTCTTGAAGTGCGACTTCATGACGGTTAACGAGAATATCAACACGTACTACTTCTTCTATAAAGTCTATAAAGATAAAGTGATGGCAACTTGTAACATGAAATCTTACGATGACATGGTATTATCGATCAAGCCGAGGGAGTGGGTTACCGGAATCAACTACGTGATAGATGGAGAGTTTTCAATTGTTGTATCCAAGCGTAACGGGCGTTTCCTGTTCTCTTGCTTCAAGAACGGTAATAGAGTTTACCTGCACCATGATGGTAGCGTCATTAAAGGCGATCTTGAAGACGAGAAATGGATAAGAATTAACTTGCCGTTGTACAAGTTCGACAACGACGAGGTGGATTACGCCTTCTTCATGGTGAACATACCGGGAGAGATGATAGAAGGGACCATGATGGCTGACATCATACCAACCGTGTTCGACAAGTTAAGCAAGGTGAATCCTGACTACCTGGTAGAGTACTACAAGAAAACGATAAATCACCCCCTCTCCACCAACGAGTGCATTCTTGAATTATACATCGAAAAATAACAGTCATGAAAGCGAAAGTATACGATAGCGGAAGTATCAAGACGGTACTGGTACAAGACGATAACGGTGACAAGTTCATCACCGGGCTGGAAGAGCTACTTGACATGATGGACGGGGAGGATAACTGGGAGATAGAAACCACGAATAGCAAGCCGTTAACGGAGAAACTCTACAAGTATAACAAGCTCATGAGAGAGGTGGGGGAGATAAGAAGGGAGATAGAGAGCTATAACACGAGCAAGGTGTTCCCGGTGAACGAGTTATTCAAGGATTTCGAGATGGAGCATAACAAGAAAGTTGTTGATAACTACTTGAAAAGTAACGATTTACAACTTGGTAAAATAGAACCTTACACCCCACTACCCATTCCAGATGTTAGGAAGTTCCCGGCATCCATGTCCGGGATCAAGCCAGCGAGTGAAGATAAAGACTATACAGGGATGAAGGTGGAGATGGACGGTATAACCGGTACCGTGGAATACACGGACGTTCACGACGGGCTGGCGTTAAGGTTCAGGGGAGAACACGGTTTCATGGACCTCACCCCGGGTGGTATTAAAATGCCAAGGTACGAGATTGATGATATAATGATGTGGATTTACATGAGACAACTGCAAGAGGGAACGTGGGACGTGTTCGACGAGAAGATAGGGTTAGGCGCTCAAGCTGACACCCCGTCGGAAGCGATAAAACTGTACCTTGAAAAGTTGAGAGATAACGATTTCGTGGGGAGGGGATACCTGAGTCAGGTGGGAATAACCGAGGACACGAGAATGATAGGTGATTTCAATAAATGTAAAAATATCATCAATATAGAGGTTGTTTTGAAATATAATGAACTGTTGAAGAAGGATGAGAGAGAAGACATGGCGATGAAGGGAGGAGAGCAAGAACCCACCCTCGACGTTCTGTTCGTGTTCTTCAACATCAAGGATATTAGCGGTGAACCCGTGCCTCACTTCATGGTACCATCGTTAACTACTAATAACGCCTACATCATGGAAGAAGGATGTGACGATCCAGCCTCGCTAGTCAAGAAAGCTCTGGGAGACTACAAGCTATCTGCCGGTGACATGGAATACCTCGGGTGGGAGGGAGACACTCCCCCGAGAATAACTAAAGAGGACGTTAAAGACATGGTACATGTTGATGACTGTTTACTAGTAACACGAAAAGTACCTAGAAAATTAATAGCCCGAGAATAGCATTTTATCAATCTATATTTAAACACCACCCCCTCCAACCCAACCATAGTTAACAAGATAAAGCAACCAATTCGACAAGGGAAGGAGGGGGTTTCCATTTCCCACCACCCCACACCACCACCAAACCTGTTAACATTATTTATAGTCAAAAATTTGTTTTTCTCGCACGTATTAATATATTATATATTATACTATATATATTAAAACCCCCATAC